TCATTTTCCAAAGAAATCGAACTTTATTTTGATATTTCTATTTTAATTTCTGTTCATTTACCATTTTTAATAATGGAATAATCCAACTCAGAACGAGAAGAATGTCATTTGGATATTGATTCAGCCATAGAAATGAGATACTATATATGTATATCGACTTCTGGATTATTCCTAGTTGATATGCGAGATGGGCAACAGCAACTTCACGACATATCGTTGCCCATCTTTTATGTAAAAGCTATTGCTTATTACCAAATTGATTACGCATTTGCTATAAAATTATCAAAGCTGCGTTTCATATATGTATAATTAACTTTCTGTGATGAACTAAAATCAGATTTATTTCTGTAATTCTCAATCCATTTTTCAAAATCCTGATCCTTATCATTTTGACAAGCATATGCCATGAGTGCTACTAATGCCATTCCACACTCTTTATAAACTGGATCGTCAATCTTAACACAATCTTCTACCATGTCTGTGTAAAGGTTTATATCTTCGTCTGTCACATTTGGATTTGCATTTTCTTGAACAAAGGAAAGAACACTTTCTTCCGTATTATCTTCAGCATTTTCTTCTGTATTGTTATTCTCTACTTCTGTGCTACTTGTTTCTGTTATATCAAAATGTAAAAAATCGTTCATCAAAGCTGTATATGTATTAATTTTAGCAACTACAAGTTTTTTGTCTGTAGTACCAGACTCTTTATTTAACGAATCGTAACTGACACCATTAACATCAATACTATGTAATTTTCCTGATAACTCATGAATAAAATCTGCAAACTTGCTATCTTCTAAACCACATTTTACAAATCTACTGAATACTGTCAGCCATACAGGAATATCTTTTTTGACAAGAATATCTTTACAAGTATCTTTACAAGCTGCTTCGATTCTTTGAAAATATTCATGGACTGTATTGAATTCTTCAATGTTACTATTATCTTCGAGATAATCACATATTTCTTTTGCACCACGTTTGTAGTCATCAAAATGAAAAACATTCATAACAGATCGGCATACGCTCTGCATATATTCTCCATTTTTTCTGGCAGTGTCAGAATACTCAATACTATTTTTAAAAAATCCTTCATCAGCAATATTTTTAATTTTTCTTGCATATGTAGGAATCCAAGTCAATGCTCTCTGACTTGTATTCATTCCTCTTTGTACATTCAGCTTTCTTACCAATTTGCTTACCTTTTTCATATCACAATTTTGATATGTGGCAATTCTGAGCTGATAATTGTCAAAACGCTTCTTCAGTTCTTTTGGAAAATCATCATATGTTTTATTTTTAATATCAAATGTTTTCTTTTCCCATACAAAATTCCCGTCATCATCTTTTAAGAATTTTCCATTTTCATCTACCTGTTTTTCTTGGTACTCAATTTCACTATCTTCAATAGCACCAGTAAATTTATGATTTCCGTATCTAATCTGCATTAATGCGGTTGTTCTCTGAAGACCATCCACAATATATTTCTGTACGATATCTTCATTTAATGGAACTTCAGCTAAAATTAAAGGTGGAAGATAGTCACCAGTTAAAATCGTAACGCCAATTCCATTAACAAATGGCTTGTCACTACAGAAATATCTCTGTACGTCCTGATTATCACTAACATCTTCATCTTTTACCTCATTGGTATAGTTAATTAATGGGATATTTTCTTCTCTTACTTTGTTTGCCATGACTATTTCCTCCTTATGTTTACATTAAAATTTTTACATTTTCATATGCTTGAATAGCTGCAAGATTATTAGAATATTGTTTGCTATCCATATGTAATAATTCTCTGATTTCCTTTGCCTTATATCCATCAGATAACAGCGAAACGATTTTGCGTTACGTATATGATAACTTATCCAAATATCTTTGAATCTTAGTACCTTCAAACAAATATTCACAAGCAGCTTCATATGTATCAAACTTTGATGGAATGGTTTCTCCAAGTTCCAGTCCATCTTCTGTAACAAGATTACTTGTACTCTCTAACTTCTTTGCCGGTATTTGTTTTTTTCGATTACGGTCACGGATTTCTGTCTTAAATTTTCTATTAATACAGCTCGCCAAAAAACCATCAAAATCACAATCATTATCTTCATCGTATTTTAAAGCGACATCTGCCAAAACGCTTAATGCAATAGAATAGAAATCATCATAATCTTTGCTTGATATACCACCGATTTTTATTAACATTGGATAGCACATTTTCTTTAAATGGTACATGTTATGATCACAGTACCACTCCAACATTTCTTGAATTTCCATTATGTAATTAGTTCCCCTTCTTAATCTCTCTATGTAAATATTCTCCAAAATTTAATCCAGAATCGTCTAATTTTGTATGTCTTGTTTCTGCCATACACTTAGGACAGCGACAGAATTTCTCATGCTTGTCCTTTGAAAACGACATAACTCCAATCATCGGAATGTAACAATTTTTACAAATCACCATATGTATATCCTTCCTTTACAAATCAAACAGCTCGTTCATTACTCGTGGTTCATATGTATGCTTATCCATTTTCGACATGGACTCCAAAATCTCATTTGTAACTGTGTCAGAAATCTTTTTATCAAGAATAATGTTAAGAATTTGTATCTCATTTTTGATACTTCTTCTTTTTATCCTCCGTTCCTTTATCATCTTATATGCTTTCCATCCCTGTGCTGCATTAAGATTGCAAAATTCTATATAATGATTGATATCGGATAATTCCCTGTCTACAAAGCTAAGTTCTTCACACAACTCTTCTTTTCTATGTAATGCATCTGTTGCTAATCCATTAAGATCAGTTATTTTGTCAATCCATTTCTGGATATTTTCAGCAACCATAACTTTTTCGGTATTATTTTCCACTTCTGATTGTGTAATCTGCTTTATATTATCGGGTGGGGTATCAATTTTCTGGATATGAAATACTGATTTCAAGGCTTTGGGTAGCGAGTTATTATATAGATTATTGGCTGCTTTATTTGAAAATGTATCAGCCAATGCCTCGCAAGATGTTGGAACATATTTACCATTACGATTTCTCATAATCCAACGAGAACCGTCTGTAATTACATATTGTGCCAACGTAATCATCTCCTCTCTTTGTTTGATTTAGCAATGGATCATTAGAGACTTGAACTCTGAGCCTTTCGGTTATGAGCCGAATGCACTAACCAATTGTGCTAATGATCCAAGTCGCTGACACTATCGTAAGTTTATCAAGAAGTTCTATAGTATCAGCTTGTAATCCGTTAGTGGATTAAACTATGGTAGAACTATAGCAACTACACATTTTGCTCTTACAATGATTAATTCTTGCGTTCTGCGATAGAACCCGGTCTGGAAGTATCGCATAACAGGGCATACCAGATTCGAACTGGTGGATTTTGCAGTCAAAGTGCAATGCCTTCTCCGCTTGGCGAATGCCCTAAATATTAAATTTTGATAAAATATTGGAAACAGGCTATGATTTTAGCCATACTGAACTTGACATAACTGGAAAATTATGCCAAAATATGTAATGACTTAATCTTGGTTGGTTGAGTTACAGTCTAGGGTGAGTAGGTACGCCAATACCGTTTGAAAACTCTAGGCTGTTTTTTGTTGCCTTTTTCATATATTATTTTATATTTGTATAATACTCCGAACGCCAGTTCCTGTCAATAGCTTTTGCAAACGTATGTTCGGTACAAACATATCAATTGGTTTTATTCTAATATGTATTGTGTCCTATAATCAGGACACTAAAGTTATTCCTTATTAGAAAATCTCGGTAGCAACAACGTATCCATTATTCCATTTCTTTCTATATTAAATATATCCTGTCTTACACTGTGCATATCAACCTGTGACATGAATTTATTCTCTGAATAAATCATTGTTTTTGCTGCATTCGCAATTTCCAAAATATCTACTTTATTTGCTATCCGCTTTCCTAGCGGAATAATTGTCATTCCAAGTTGAGTTTGGATAATATTAAACTCTTCATCTTCTGGATATTTATCAAGTAATTCTGTCAATTCTTTCTTTGTAATACTCTTATATTCAGCCACAATTAACCCTCCTTCTAGGTATATTTGCAAAATATGCTTTAACGACAAGATCACATTCACCATCGTTTAAAGTGCCCATTTTGTATAATATCGAATTTTTGTCAATTACCCTTACTTGCTCTCCAAGCACCATTGAATCTTCCGTCAAGCCATTTTGTTCATTCATATGTAGGACTTTATGACATGGCATATTTAATTTCTTGATTTCACTGGTCAAATGAACAGCTATTGAGGTTGGAGAATATTTGTTCCCGATGTCGTTCTGAATGATCACACCTGGTCTTACTCCTACTTGAACTGAATTAATATTGTCTTCTCCAAAGTCAATCATCATAACATCCCCAAGGTTTACAGTCATTCCTTTTACCTCCTTTCTTCTTATGTAATGTCCTACGTTTTTATCTTTTGTTTACTTCTTATGCTTCGCATTATAGCAAGTTGATGACAACTTGTCAATAGGTTTATGCCAGTTTTTTAAAATAATTGACATACAGTTTACAACAACTTATAATATAGTTTATAAAATGATAAAGGAGAAGATAATATGCCACAAGGTAAAATCAAACCAGAGAACACAAGAGTAATGGTTGTCTTATCAAGAGACGTTAAAGCAAAGGCTGAAAAAATTGCATGTACAGATGGGCGAACCTTATCTGGGTGGATTCGAAATCTCGTAACAAACGAAGTTAACAAAGTTCACAGCGACACTAAAAATTAGTGTCGTATACATATTACACAAATTTAACCAAATCAAACGGATTCACTTTCATAGCTTTGGCAACCAAATCCAATACAGCTAAATCAGGAACAGCACTTCCATTTTCCCATTTGCTAATTGTACTTGGTGCAATATCAGCCATTTTCGCAAGCCCTCTTACTGTTATTTTATTTTCAGTTCTGATTTTCTTCCCAATATATTCAACCATAATCAAATCACATCTCCATTAATTTTTCTCTCATACCAACAGCTCCGTTTGCATAATTATTAACTGTTGTATTTACACTACTATGCCCCAACTGCTGCTGAACAAATGCAAGATTTCCATTTCTGTTCATTATACTAGCATAATAATGTCGCATCATATGTGGAGTAATACCATTTCCATAATTCTCAAATATCTGTTTGATATTTCTTTCCGTTGTACGTGTGCCATTTTTATTTACAAACACAGCTTCCGTATCTACAATATTATCTAAGGTGCTTCTGTATTCTAACCATTCTCTTAATGCTTTCAGAGCAGATCCGCTAAGATATACTGTTCTATTTTGCATTTCTCGGTACACACCTTTACCAAGAATAGTAATATATGGCATTTCTTCGTCCAAATGTAAATCAGATAAATCTAAACCAGCAAGTTCAGATTCTCTTATTCCAGTTCCTCTTAATACACGAAAGATAGCAATATTTCTATTTCTTACTGGAATATCCTTTTTCCACATTATTTTCTCTTCCATATCATTAAGCTGTTTTTCTGTTGGAAGTTTTTTAGTTAAATTGTTTCCAGATGGAATTCCTTTATATGTTACATCTTTGAAGAATTTATCTTTAATTTCAGCTCCCATTACTCTACTCATATAATCCCAAAAGCTACTTATCATATGCTTTCTAGTTTCCAATGTGGTTGGTGACATACCATTCTGTTCTTTAGTTTTCAAATATAATGTAATATCCTCTGCCATAATATCGGTAAAATCCGATGGCTTAATATCTGAAATATTTGTTTTGTCAATAAGTTTTTCTTCAATAAACCAATTGAGTAAATCTACAATAACTCCAAGATAATTCAACGCACCTGCTTTACTCTCTATTCTAACAGTGAAATATTTTCTCATATATATAGGAAGATTTAACTCATCCAACTTCCTATTAAGCTTCTCTGCGTTTCTATTTTGTACTTCTATCTTATAACACATACCAATCACTCCTTTACATAATCTGATATCGCTTTTGCAATAGCTTTAGCTGCTCTTTTACTTTTTAATGATTTCTGAATAGATTCTGTATTCCAAAACACATCACTAAACCCAGCTAACTCACCACCGCAATTCCAATTTGGAATACTAAAGAATCCTCCATTTACATATTCTCCGAAAATCACGCTATAATAATTTCCATTATAATCAACACCTATATGGTGAATATTTTTAATTTGAGTATCACCATTATAACTAATTTTATAACTTTCCATACTATATTCCACCTTCCTACATATTATTCTCTACTTTATCCGTATAATAACGTGATCTAATTCGTTGAGCATAATCCAACATTTCCAGATAATCGTCACACCAACGAATTTCTACGTTTTTCGTGATTTCTCCATTACAGCCTTCATTAAAACATGTTAAGTCTTTGATATGTTTCTTCTTACGCTGATTTCCATTTCTCTGTATACCACTTCCTAACTGATTAATTTTCATACAGTGAAGACATAAAAATCTTGATGCTCTTTTTGGATTTCCCATATTCATTATTATCACCTCGTTTTCTGCATTAAAAAAGAAGCAGTTTATTCTGCTTCTACTTTCATTTATTCCAAATATTTATATTTTCCAGTTTCAACCAACTTATTTATAAGTGTTTCAAGAAAATTAACACAGGATTCATATGTATTTCCTTCGAAAATAACTTCGTTAATAGCTGTATTTTTTACATACCATTCTATCTTATTATCGGTGGAGATGACTGCCATTATCCAATAGCTGAATTGATGTTCCTCCTCTCCGTACATTCGGATTTTATCCCAAACAATCTCTTTTTCACATATCTTATTTTTCAACCAATTCAAATTAATCATTGCTGCTCCTCGGTTTCACCGCTAAATTCATGTTTACATTTCAATTTATCACCAATATTATATAACACATCTGCCTCCACTTGAAAGCAATTTTTCTTTGGGTTATATCTTTTCTCTTAATTTATTACAAAAATCAGAGGAATCAAGTAATGAGCCGTCAAATATTTTTTTACCTTCTGATTCATATATTTTCAATGAACCATCGAATCCTATAACAGCATATTCTCCGTTATATTTATTCATATCTGAAAGTTTCCATTTAATAACTTTATACTGTGTACTGTCATCCATAGGATCACAATATCCATCATGTTCTAAAATAGCAATTCCAAACATATAAACTATATTATCCATTATCTATTCACCTCCAAATTTTCAAAAGAAATCGTCATTTACAGTGGAATTTTACCACTTCTATAATCTTCTATTTTAGTGGTTCTTTGCGTTCCATCAGCGTTAAACATCAATTCTTCAACTTCCTGCTTCATTATACTTATTTCCGACAAATCATACTGATCAACCATTCTCTCTAATTCATCAGATAATCCAGTCATTTGTGACAAATCCTCAATAGCTCTTTCCATATGTTCATAAGCTAAATCCAAATTATTCCACACGGTATCTAAGTTATTTTGCGTTTTATTAATTCGGCTCATTATATCACCTCTTCCAATATTCCCAATAAATCATTTATTTTAACAGTTATATTTTAGTTCGTATTTATCATTATTCGATAAGCCAGTAGATTCATCTAAAATATCTTCATTTACTTCATACATTCTTAATGCAAGTTCGGTTATCCTTAATTCTTTTAAAGTAAGACATTTTGCTGCATTGATTTTTTCGATAATCTCTTTTGAAAATTCGTACACTATATCACCCCAATCCTAATTTATCAGCACATTTTTTACAATAAAACCGATCCTCAATTCCATTATAGAATCCATTGTCATAACTACCTCTGACACATTTTATATTTCCAGAAAATGATTCTCTTTGCTCTGTCAGAATAAACTTTCCACATCTACAGCATGTAATATCCCATTGTTCCATTATTTATTGTACCTCTTTGTACTCAGTGTCTAAAAATGAAGCCAATGAATATATATCATCAACTCTTTTATCATTTTGATTGCAATATGCAACATATTCATCTTTTAATGCAAATAAATACCCAGATATTTCATCTATTGATAAATTCTGTTGCATATCTGTTTGTAATTTTTCATACTGTTTCATTTATATTACCTCTTCTAATCTTCCAAGCAAATCATTCATTCATTGGCTTCTTAATTACAATTTTTCTTCCACAAATCGGGCAATAACCAATCTTTATCTTTTTGCTAAAAGCATCTTCTGCGAAATCATATCCACAACAAAGTGTTATTCCATCAATCATTATTGTTCCATTCTGCCAAATTGCTAATGTTTTCTCTTTGTCATCTAAAATTTCTCTCGCCACATCTTCATCGAAATTAGTAACTTTTAATACTTCTTCCACACAGTCTGTAGGATAAGAAGAATAACCTACTGCAAATTTTTCTATTTGACTTTTTGTCATATCATTACCTCCAAACTAAAGAAAGTTAAATTTACTTGGCTTTTTAATACCATCCATGATTATCAAACTCACCATTTTTATAGGCTTCAATATAATCGTTTAACTGTTCCTGCTTCATATCTCTTACAAAATTTACAGTTCTTAAAAACTGTGTAAAATTCATTTTGTTTTCTCTTAATAAGTCATGCAATGGTTTCATTTCTACTTCATGTTTATCAAATACTAAACTCATCATCATTCTCCTTCCATTTCAATATCAACTGGATTTTCCAATTTTAAAATCTCATCTCTGTGCTCTACTAACGCAGCACTTGCAATTGCGTTGATCTTATTCTGACAAAATGATTCGATTTCTCCTTTTGCTTCCATAACCGTTTTGTCCATCTGTTCATTGAACTGGTCTACAATAAAATCTAAATCACATCCAATATCCATACTTAATTTTCTAAGTTTAGATATTACAGCTTCTTTGTCTGCCTTTGTTAGTGCTTTTTTCTGTGAAAACAAATCAGTCACATCCTGAATTAACTGCTGTGCCTCATTCATTGCTTCCTTTGTTTTACCTTTGAATTCATCAGTAAACTGTTCTCTTTTACTAACAAAATCACAAGGAGGTATTTTACCATCTTTTTCAGTATAGCGAATTGTTACTGGAATTCCTGTTCCTTGTCCAAAAGATGTAATTGCCTCAGCAAATTGTGAATAACTCATCTCTATTTCTGCAATAGGAGCTTTACCATAAACCCAATCTCTATTTAATCCACGCTCTATCTCTGCATGTCTTAACTCCATTGTTATCACATTATTATGCTTGATACTACTGCCGAATAAAGGTGTTACACGGCTATTCGATCTATTAAACATAATAGTTCCATATGACGGATGGGAAGTTCTAGTTCCAAAATCTGTTTCTTCTACTTTATATTCGTTTTCCATACATTCTATTCTCCTTCCATAGTAAACTTAATTTTCTTAGCTTTTATATCTGATATTCAGATGCACACTTGTCACATACACTAAGGTTATCTTCTTCAATATAATTGCCACATAACTTACAATGATGTGCTTTATGTTTATTTTGTTCTATTTGAAGTAGTATATCTTTTTCTCTTTCTGCTTCGTCTAAATCAATATCAAAAAACTCAGCAAGCAATTTTTCTTTGTCAATATAATCTCCATTTCCCATAACATTAGCAAATGGATTTTCCCTCTTTTGTTTTCTGTCAAATACAGTATATTTACGTAAAAACCAATCCAAAAATTCTCCGCATAATTGTGACTGTTCTTGAATTTCTACCATTTTATCCAATGTTGGAGTTTTTGATTTTTCCATAAAATATCATCCTTTCATAGTAAACTTAGATTTCTTTACTTATGCGATTTCTTCAAAATATTCTTTTGCCATCTCTGAATCGACATCGCATATAAATTTATCTTTATAACATATAGTGTCTGAACCTTCCCAATATTTAACATTACAAACAGTATTAACTGGAATTGTTTCGTGTTCATCCCAACATTCAACAGTAGAAGGTAAATCTTTTATTGTTTTATATTTTGTTTCTTTCATTTATTATATTCTCCTTCCGCAAGAAAACTTGGTTTATTCAATTGATTTGTCTAACTCTTTCCCATATACATCTACATAACCACCATAGGTATTTCCATTCTCTTCATACCAAAAATACCATTCTGTATCTGTTATTCTCTTTACATTTATATCAGAAGTCTTTGTATTCTTAATCCATTTTTCCGCTTCATTAATAGCAGCATCTTCATTTGAATATATCCCAAGCACCCTTGCGTTTGCCTCTAGGTGTTCTTCTTTATTATTAATTACTGTATGTACTATTGTATATAACATATTTATAATCCTCCAATTTTTTTATTATTTTCAAAATCATATTTTCCATATTCATGTTCATATACATTCCATAAAAATGAATCTATTCTAATCCAATCATCTTCTCAAAATACATTGCAGCCTTTCCATTTGCGCCTTCGTATTTACGTCCAATACAACCAATTAATGCCGAGTCTAAAGACATATAAGAATTATTTGTATCAGCATAATTAATATATGTATGCCATAAATGTTTAGGTGCAGTTTTGCTTTCGTATTCTATAATCTGATATTCTCCAATACAATGTATATCAATCACTTTGCCCCATGTAAATTCTTCCCTTATTAATTCCAGCTTTTCATCAGGTGTCGCTTCTCTTACATCAGCATCTGTGATCGTATCTAACTCGCTAAAATAACAACTTCCATAATTACATGGATGGAACTTAAAATCATTTTCGCTTTTTACTACTGTTCCAATCTGATTTTTGTATACAACAATGTCTCCATATTTCATATATTTTTGTCTCCAATTTTCCAATGAATCTATTATTTACTTAAAATATGTATTCTATATTATACAAATCAATCATCGTGCGTTTTTCAGTTGTACCTCTAAAGAAATTAAACCACTCAGAACTCATTAATGGTGCTGTTTTTGCAAACTGTTCCAAAATTTTATTGCTACATTCTTCTAGTCCATTATTACCATAACATTCTGCCTTCAATTCACACCATGTAATTCCAACATTTTGAGGAACTGAAATGTAATCTTTAAAAATTTTAGGAATAATAACTCTTTTTATTTCTGATGGTTCAACTCTTTTTGTAACATATTCTACATAATCATCTACATGTGTATCTGTTTTACCAATTTTATTTTCTTTTGCTTCACATTGAACCTCCAACAATGCTGCACCATAATTAGGGAATGAGTTATGTTTACCAATCGGGCTAAATAAATATACCACCGATGTATCATTTTCTGCTCGTTTTCCTTCGTCCCAATTATCGTTTCCGCACTCATCCATGCTTAAAATTCCATTTTCCATTATGGACTTCAAATCACAAATATCTACGTTTTTGTATAATAGCATTATTATTTCTCCGTTTTAAATCCATTATTTTAATTAATAATATCTTTTAGTAAGTTCTTTATTATACTTCAACAATGCATCTCTTTCTATCTCATCAATTTGATTTCATTCTTATCACTCCAATTTATTTATTCTCTAAAACAATATTGATACAAGGTATTCTATATGAGTAGTCTCTGTTTCCACCAAAATCGTGATCTGACATTCTAATCACAATTGTTTTATTCTTGTAATCACTTTCTTCATATTCAGAGTACGTTTCTGTAATATTGATCCCTCTAATTGTTTCTCCGATATTAAGAAATTTACCGATATTATCCTCTGTAACAGGAATATTAATATTCAAATATACAGACAAACTACTTCTGGAAAACTCAACAGCGTAATCAACATCATCTGGAAAATTCTTAATAATGTTTGAATATCCTTCAGACAATTTTTCAATTTTATCTATTTTCCTTTTATATGGCTTATATGTATCTTCCATATCTGTATCAATCACTTCACAAATAAAGCCATAATAATTTTGATATGTATCATAGTCCATTGGATAATCTGAATTTACTTCATCTCTAATTTCTTCAAAATCGTAGTCATTTGTTTCGTCAAGAATCGTTTTTAAATTAGACTTAAAAACATTACTCCAATATTCTTTTGTTTCAATGTCTTTGTTTTTGCAAATCGCATTTTCAAAAAATTCTGCTGTCAGCTTATCTCTTTTCATTTCAATCACTCCATTGACATATTTAATATTTAATGCTATCATGTTCTTTGCGTTGGAAGATTATGTTTAGTAACTTTTCAAATTACGTGACTAATTAAACAGAGAAGGTGATCCCTTCTCTGTTTTTATTTTACACAATTCCTTCCCCATAAGTCATCTAATACTTTCTGATCGCTTGGTAGATTTGTATAACTAATTCCAATAGTTTGTAACTTGTAGTATTCTTCTTTTGTAATGTCGATTCCATAATCGCCTTTAACAGTTTCTCTATAACCGAATTTATCCTGGCATTCAGGTCTGAAGTACCATTTCTTATAAATTGGTTTATCTCCATGTTCCCATGCAAAAAGACAAGTAATTGTTCTACCAGTAGCAATCTCCGTTGTAACCGATCTTCCAAAATAAGGATTGTACTGCATATAAGCTAATTTGCCTCTTTCAATTGCATCTTGTTTGTCACGTTCACTCATTTCGAATAACTGTTGTGTACCTCTTCCATAAGAAGCATCATACACTTTACTGCTATTCACACCAACAGTTGAATATAATTTAACTCCGTTTCTGTCTGTTGTCTCAACTCTCTTTACTCGTTCTCCATTGATGTAGTCATTGCACAGCCTGTCTGCATAATGCACATTTCCATCTTTATCAACTGTACGAGTTGTTTTCTTCATGTCATAATTATCATAAGCCGCCTTCGCAACACTTGCACCGAAGATTCCTAAGAATGCTAATAAGCCACCAAACATATTTATCAACCTTTCTCTTCTATATTATTTTCTCCATTTGTCCATTTCGTCTACTGACTTCTTATTTAAGTTGTTGTACATATCCTGTCTCTTTCGAGATTCTTCCTTTTGGTGCGCTTTCCAAGGAAGATAAATACATAAATATCCTGCAATTAAAAATCCAATTAACTGTGCCATAATAATTGCCTCCATTATAATTGTTTACGTTCCTATTACTGTTATTTTAATTTTATCATATAATCTTAAATTTTGCACTATATATCCAGGTGTTAAAATGATCCATATTTAGTAACTTTAATACATCCTCAAAACCTTTAACAATATCTGTTGCAAATATAAAACCTTTTGCGTATCCCTCGTAATTATTATTAGGAATAATTGTAAGATACTTTCCATTTTTATGTACTTCATGTCCTCTTTTAGACATTTCCTTCTTAAATTCTTTGTAATTAAACATAATAATCGCCATTCCTTTCCATAAAAATAAGAGATTGAATATTCCAACCTCTTACATATTCTCCAAGTAAATTGCTATTTACTGTGTTTCTTCAATATTCTTTTCCAACATAAATACAAGTCCATCCTTATATGTAATTCTGAACTTATACATTTCTTCAAGCCAATCGTTAAAACCATCATCAAAATATGTTTTTTCTGTTCCTCTTCTTGGCTTAATATCATCTAATAATTCCATAAAACAACCTGTAATCCCAGATACAGACTCTGCGATTACTATTGGATTTTCCATAAATGCAAGTGTTGATGGAACTGCTATAAATCTGCACCTATTGATATTCGAGTTACTACTTTCTGTTCTTTCAACTACAATAGCTGCCTGATTACAATTACTATTCATAAACATATTATAAAATCTATTTGCATTTTCTTTTCGTTCTTTTTTGGTTGTTCTTCTCATTTCCATCACTCCAATCTATACCAAATTCCATGTTTTAATAGGTGTACTTACTGAAATATCAAAGTGTTCATCATTCCGTAAATCTTCAACCTCTTTTCTAAGTACAATACACTCAAATTTATTCTCTTTAATTGCCTTGCGAATTACTCTCATTGCACCTGCTTTTGATTTGTAATTTCTGTTAAAAGTAGCTCTTTTGTCTTTATCTACAAATCCAACTACTTTATAATAAATTCTATCAGTTGCTTTCCAGAAATTTTCTGCAATCGGAATGAGAACATAATGTTTACACATCCATTTGAAATTCTTTTCTGTTTTGCTGATATAAGGATTACTACCATCAATAAATTCTATATGCTGATATTTCATACTCACACCTCCTTGTAATCTTCCAATAGCTCATTTAAGTTACCTTTTCTCCACCGATGAAGTTTTCCATCGCCAGTATAATTTCTAACAACTCCAACCTTATGACCTGCAACTTTCTGATCGTGCTGTATATACTGACGAACAGAATTATGATGATGTCCATCATTATGCACTTCTATGTACTTTTGTTTATTTCGCTTGTTTTGATATATCCTTACTTCCATATTAATATCCCTCCAATCGTTTCCATTCACCATTTTTCTGTTCCCATGCAGTCGGATTTAAGCCATACAAATCCTTTTTTGAACAATTCATCATATCTTTTCTCCAATCTGCCTTTGAAATGCGAATTTCTTACTCTGCCTTATACGGTTCACAATTTTTCTTCCATGCTGTAATTTCCACATTGACTTCACAATCATCTAATGACCAATACCATTTTTCATCGTTTCTATAAGCAAATGCTTCGCAATGTGGTGCATGGTCGTTATATCCAATAAATGTCACTTGCACATCTTCCATATCGTCTGGGAAAATACCAGAACTAACAGGAATCCAATTATTATTTTCCATTTCTCTTACCTCCAATCCATAGGAAACACGTTTTCTACTTCTCCCTTGCTGCATTATTCATAACAATGTCATCAAACCATCTTGCACCAATATGGAATCGCGGCATAACTACAGCCATACTATTTTCCATATCTTCAAGCTTAATTGAAACAATCGTGCAATCATCTGGATATTTATTATTTCCAGTTAACATATATACATCATTCATTGTTTTTCCTTTGATAATATAAGCCGTTTCACTTTTCATTGGTGTATACTGTTTTATCCAATCAATAAATTCAGATATTGAATCTTCTGCAAGTCCCTCCATTGTAAGAGCTGAACCTAAACTTTCTAATTCTTCTAATGTTGTTAATGTTTTAATTTCCATATTCGCTACCTTTCCTTTCCTTATGAAATATCTGTTTACTCTGCTATTACATTCATCGAGATAATAAAATCCACATCTTCCTGCTCATTATCTTTTAGGAACAATTAAATTTCCTGTCAATGTAACTTCGATTCCATTTTCACACTTTCTAAGACTTCCTTTTTCAACCTCAAAATCATTATATTTAAGAGAAATACTATCTCTCCCATTATATTCAGCTACAATTTTTCCATCCAACCATACATAAACGTTTTCATTTTCGCTTATATATGATAATAAATCACTTAATCGCATGAACTATACCTCTTCGCATTCTTTTACCTTTTTAAACTTTCTTCATCTACAATGCAATAACAACCAATCGCATTTCCAACTCTGTCATTATCAATTCCAAGCGATGTAATAATTTCATTGAATGTGCCTTCGCTATAATCTTCTCTGTAGATTTCAAGGTATTTCTGACCTTTGGTTACATAGTTCTCTTCTGTTCTACTTCTAAAACAATCTAAAGCATTTTGCAAGCAATCAGCTTTTCGCTTTGCGTCATTCCAATAAGTAAAATATGTTCCACTTGACCACTACTGATCTTCAGGCTGCGTTGGATCATAGCCACTTGCAACCGCATACTGTGTATCACTTTCGCTTTGCAGTAAAGCATAATTATCTTTCCGTAATAACTCTGTCCATTTCATGTTCTTACACCTCCTATTCAATCACTTCTACTTCTTCGCTTGATCCAATAAGCATTAAATCTTTCATTGGACAATTTTTATTCAAACAATCTGCTTCAAATATGAATCCATCGTTCGATGTACAGATCCATTCTTCTTTCATATGCTTGAATTTTGTTCCTACTTTAATTTCTCTTGTCTACACAGTTTTATACCTCCTGTAACTTATTCTCTTTTATTAATCGTTCACGAACCATTCTGTTCAAGTCTTTATTGACTGCTATGATTTTATGAGAAGTTCGATTCATATAAATGAAATGACTTCCCTTGCACCGTGTAAATCTGTATCCATTCTGTAACAGAATCGGTTCAAATTCTCTTAGTTGTTTTGTCTTTCTATATGCCATAATTCATCTGTCCTTTCCTTATTATAATGTGTTTGCCCGTATAGCCTGATAGCATAGCTTCATTTCGCTTTTACCGATGTTTCATTTTCATCACTCGCTTTCTAATATATTATTCGCTTCTTAAAATAATTTTTTTCATTAAAATAGCGACCACAATTATTTTGCAGTCGCTTTAATTTCATTTGCCTTTACCATTGCATTGTTCATGTCAACGCAGATCCCATGACAAGTTCTACGTTCTCCGCATCTTTTACACAATGCATTGAATAATTCGCCTTTTATTTCTCTTTCCATTTAGACCTCTTCTCTTTCTAAAAGTGTTTCGTAATATTCGCTTTCGCTTTCAAAAAGCTGGTATTTTCCATTGATCCAACCCATATAACCATCCGGTACTTCATATCCTTTCATCTATTCTTTCGCCTCTCTTTCTGTTCTCCTTGCTAAATTATTTTCGCTATCTGGGCAAATTCCCATAGCTAATAATGCGTCTTTCGCTGTGCATCATGTAATAATCGCATAGAATAATGCGTCCCATGATGCTTGATTATCCCGTAATGTTCTTGCCATGATTTTCACTCTCCCTTCTGTAACAGTCCACATGCAGATAATAATTTCTTTGCAAATGGATGCTTGTTTGCTTCGAGTTTGCGTTTTAACTCTCTATTGTAACGCTCCTCAAAATAATCACGCTCTGATTGTGCGATTTCTGCTTCTGGACGATTATCAATAACATCATAACCATCCTTTATAATAATTATCATTTGCCTTTCCTCCTTCTATTTGTACTAAAAAAGCGATGCTAACGTCTGTGCTAACATCGCTCTACTCATGTTATGAGTTTTGATTCCGTGTGGTTTCCGTGTTTCTGTTCGGACTGAATAGATCCGTGATGGTTTGCTTGCCTTTGCTACTTCATAATTACAATAGGTTGCATGAATTTGTTTTGCTTTCTCTGACATTGTTTTTACTTCCTTTCTTATTATTTACCACTCTGCACCGCTGTATCTGACCTGTAAAATAATATCATCAGTTACCTTTTCTGTTCCGTTACTATCTATGAGCATAGATACTACGTCTCCATTTTCATAGTCTTCACAGCCACGAAATTTCCATTTGTTTCCGCTATAATCCTGTACAGTGACAACGTTTTTCTTTTTGTTTACCTTTGTTACTTTCGCTGTCAAAGGATATGTTTTGTTTTCATCTAAATCTTTAAGATGCGGAAGTTTCTCACAGATTTTTGAATATGAATATCCATCTGCCTTATTGAACTGCTTTGTTGTATCGCCAAGCTCAAAGCAGAGATATCCATATTTGTCATAGAAATAACCAGCAATGTCACAGATTGGAATTGCATTTGTGATACTGATCTGCTTTGGAGTTGAGGCATTGACTGTTTGCGTTGGTTGCATTGTGCCTACCGTGTAGGATGTAAGGATTGTTGCTGTTGCAAGAATGAGTGATAATAATTTCTTTTTCATATTTGTTCTCCTTTTCTGATTGTTTTTTGGTATAAAAATAGCACCCGGAAATTGGGTGCTTGATTGGTGCTGTGTTTTGCAAATTATTCTTCATCAAAATTATAATTTGCGTCTATATCTTCAAACTGCTCGTCATAATACTTACGAGCTTCTGAACAACGGAGTTCATAATTACTTCCGTTTGCTGGATAACCTTCAGCTTCACACTGTTCGGCTATCTCTTTGCATTCCTCTCTGTACTGCTTTTCGAGTTCGCAGATTTTATCTATATCTGCTTTTGAATACACTCCTGCTTGTGTCATTGATTGACGCATTTCTTCTATTGTTGGCATAGTGGTTCCTCCCTTTTTACATGGTTTTTAGCTTTTCTTGGAGTTCAGCTATTTGAGCTTCTATGGCTTGTTTTTCTTCGTTTGCCTTATTATATTCTGCATCTGGTATCCATTCCATTATGTCAGATGGTTGGACTTTGAGATATTCGCAGATACGGTTTAATGTATCTGTTTTGAATATTTCATTTTTACTTATTTTAGATACAACATTAGTGCTAATTCCTGTATCTTTACATAGTTGTGTTTTTGTTATTTTGCGTTCGCTTAAAAGTGTATCAAGTTTATAATATACTATCATATAATTTTCGCCTCCTTTTATATATTCAAAGATAGCATATTATTTGACTTTTTTTCAAGTGCTATCATTTTTATTTACCATATGTCAATGCATATGGTTTTGCCTTGAACCATTTACGTATATTGTCAGTAAGTCCCCATGAAGTTTGTGCAAAGTCGTTTTGATCGTTTAGCACTTCTTTCATTGCTTCTTTTTTCGCTTTTGCATGTTTAATTGCCATGCTTCTATCTTTTCCCATGATTTTATCCTCCTTTTTAGAATCTCCAATGATGCTTGAATTTATCAGGTATAGCAGTTGCAGTTACAGTTCTACCCCAGCAGTCGGAAATTTTCCCTTCCATTAGACAACCAAACTCATTTGCAGAGTTTGACAGTGTTACTAGCTGAGAAGTAACGGAGCAAATTTCATCTCCGAAAAGCTCAGAGTTGGCTGTGAGCTGATTTGCAAGTGCATGGATTTCATTTTTTCTGAATTTCAACATGTCAATTCCCTCCTTAATTTTAAAAATGCACACTATAAAAAGGGTAAAGTATTTGCCTTGCCCTCTCTAACTATGCATTTTATGGTTGCATACTATTTGTTGTTTTTCTTAGATTTTTTTGTGTACTTGTCAGTTAATACGCTAGGAATATCGGCAGGTTTGATAGTTCCTGCTTCTACCATCCACTCAAAGCCTACACCGTAAAGGTTTTTAAGCGCATTTGTTACGTCATACTTGAGAGCCTTTGTACCGTTAGACTTTACAACGGTTTTCGTGTCAATCTTCTTACCGATTGATTCCAGAACGGCAGTTTCAAATGTTGTACCTGCTACATCAAGTTTGTAAACTTTGTAGAAGTTCTCTACTGCTGTCTTGACATCTTCTAAGCACTTAGCATCTTTCATAGCTTTGCGGAATTTTTTGTCGTGTTCGTTGTATTCAAAAGAAGCTTGTTCTTTGAGCAACTTATCCCACTCAACCTTTAAGCCTTCATTGATAGTTACATAATTAGTACGCATCCGGTTCAGATCCTCAACTGTAATGTCAAGATTTCCCGAACCTTTTTCGAGCATGTCGTCAATGGCTGCAATACTGTTATTATTAGCATCAATTTTTGAGCCATAGATTGTATTCAGTTCGGCTTTTTTGATGATGCAACGGAAAAATTCAGAAGTCCGTGTTGATAATGTGCGTGCTGACTGGAAAAAGTCAACTTTAGTGTTGTTTGTTGCTACTGTTGTGTTAGTTGTTGTTTTACTCATAATATCCTCTTTCTCCGACTTGACGCAATCTGTGCTATGTATTTTTATTGTGTACGTTGTTATCCTCAGCTTTTAACAGACTTGGAACTGTCAATCTTTGCAGACTGGTAGCTTTATAACGTCCTCCTCACCTTACCTAGTGCACCTCACACCGTTGTACTTTCGTACACCCCTAAAGAGTATTCATGCTTAGTCTTGAGCATTCATGACCTCTAACCCCTTTAGGATATAGATACAGACCTCAATATTCAATTCCTACGAGTTGGGGAACGTAGGCACTCTATTTTCACCCCGAATTGCAATGCAAATAGTTATCCGCAAGCCGTGACTTGTTTCATGGTGTGGTTTATGCCGTAACATTTGCCACCTATTCACAAAGGCATTTTTAAAGATATGCAAACTTTTTGTGGAATTTTTGCATGAAATATGCTAGAATGAAAATTGCTAAGTATAGCGTGTTTCATGCTATCCACTATGTAAGGGTGTAAGGTGTGCTAGACTTTGCACCCTATTTATAGGTTGCTACCCTATATATAAGCTATAAGTTTGAACATTTAAGTCAATCGCTTGACTTGTTTAAAGTATATCATGCTACTTGTCTAAAGTCAAGTATTGTTTTAAGATTGCTTGCAAAGAAGTTTAAAGTCTTGTTACTTCCTAATTATTCGCTTGACTTTAGACAAGTATATCATGATACTTGTCTAAAGTCAAGTATTGTTTTTCAAAAAATACGATAAATCATAATACAAACGTTTGTTCGAATATGTTCAGATGGTTTAGAACTGATTTTATAGAACATTTGTTCTATCTGAAAAGAATGTATAATATATATCTATTAGCCATTGTTATAGACTAACTGGGGGTAGTTAAAACTAACTAATAGGACTGCAAATGCAGCAAACCCTATAGCTGATTCATCCACACACCAACTTAAAAATCCATCCTTTTCCAATCCATTAAATTCCAACAAAATCAAGCAAAATCCCAATTTTACTATCTCAAACCACTTATCGTATCCCATATCGTTAAAACCCACTAAAATCAAGCATTTCACTCACTTCAACCCCTAAATTTCAAAATCCCATCATACTAAAATCACACCCACAATCCTATTTTTTTCCTTATATATGAGCGTTTTCACCGATAACGATTTTTCCATCAAAAGTCACACTCAAGAATCTCAACATATTGGGGGGGGTATATTAAAACCTTCGCACAAATCATCTTTTAAATAGAGATATCCATATATAAAACAGCAATAAAAAAGGACTACAGCCAAAGCCATAGTCCAATAAACCAATACTTGATCAATAGAAATATATATTTATTTTTTGGATATCATATTTATCTTTAAAATTCAAATTATATCCATCTTTCTTTTTTACTTTTTCATTAGCAGGGACATATACATAACCAGTAACTATTCTCGTTAATTCTCCACTACTATTATAACATAACGCAGAATATTTTGCAGATTTAGTAATAGGTGAAGTAAAAACAATATCTCTATATATCCAACCATTATCAATATACTGATCAGAAATATTATATTTTATATCAATAGAATCTGCTCTATTTACACTTCTCAAAGATATCTTTAACTGTTCGTCATATTGTATTGGATTATTAAAATCTATTACACGTCCATTATTATATTCCATTAATGCAATAATATAAGTATTTTTATTTACTATATAATCATTTGTGTTTTGTCTAATATAAAATCCATCCTTATCGTATTGTTTAATAGAAATATTAACATTAACAGTAACATCATTATTGTTTACAATTTTGATCATTTTATTATACTGTCCCGAATATGCATTTTCAGGAATATCAATCAACTCATAACTTACATGATCTTTTAAAGCATCCTTGACAGTAACCTTACAAACATAATTTTTATTATTATATTTGGCGATTATTTTAACAGAACCATGTTTTAATGCTTCTATATGTCCATAATTAGTAACTTTCACAACATTTTTATTAGAAGAAGACCATCTAGCAGAATATATTTCCGTTTTTCCTTCATGTATTTTCAAATTCTTTACTTCGCCAACATACAAAGTAAGCTTTGTATAGTTCAATTTAACCTTATTGGCAGCATAAATATTTTGTGGTACTAATTGAATAACGGTAATAACCATTACAATGCATAACACAAAATTAAATATCCTCTTTAATATCTTCAATTTCTTCATATACAATTCCTCCTTTAAAATTAGATATATTCATTTTACTACCAAAAGAACAATAGTGCAATAATTACATTTTCATAAAGAGAGAATAATACATCAAAGGAGGAATTAAATATGATACAAGAAAACGAAATACCAAAATATCTCAAATCAACAGAGAGCAATATCTCAAAGAGTAATCGCAAATCAAAACACAAACATCAATATGAAGAATGTCTTATTCAATATAAATGAAATTTTAAAAGTAACGTATTTACTCAAGAAGAAAAAGAACGTATACATACTTCATTAAGCAGTTATTGTACTATCTGTGGAAAAATTGGAGGAATAATTAAAAATAGTAAATATCAGAAAGAAATTGACGTATTACAGAAACAAAGACAAACAGGAAATAATTTTTGGATAAGTATATCAGGTGAAGAATTTTATGAAATGTATCATGATAAATTACCAGTATTCTTTGTAGATGATATTTACAAAGAGAAGTATGTTGATTTAGAACAAAATTGTAATTCAGATTGTAATTCAGAATGAGAATAATTAAATGAAAGAGTAAAACAAAAAATAAGAGTTTAATTAAAATCATTGTAATTGAATATCATAGTAAATGAACTATCTGCAGATTTGTACATTTTTGAGCACATTTTTTCTCTACACTTGGGGAGTGTACGTGCATAAATTTGTACATTTTTGCACCATGGTTATTCATAGTCATTGATTTTTAAGTGTTTTACTCTTCTGCACTCCTGTTGGAGAATATATAAGCGAAAGGAAGTGAACAGATGCAATTATGGCTAAGTGAAAAAATATATAAATCAGACAAGCTTTCTATATATGGCTTAGCAGCCTATTGTGCCATAAAAACCCTTTTGCCTAATGAAGATGTAAAAGAAATATGTACATCTTGTGAAATACTAGCATATCAGCTTACAAAATCATTAGACTATTCTTTGTAGATGATATTTACAAAGAGAAGTATGTTGATTTAGAACAAAATTGTAATTCAGATTGTAATTCAGAATGAGAATAATTAAATGAAAGAGTAAAACAAAAAATAAGAGTTTAATTAAAATCATTGTAATTGAATATCATAGTAAATGAACTATCTGCAGATTTGTACATTTTTGAGCACATTTTTTCTCTACACTTGGGGAGTGTACGTGCATAAATTTGTACATTTTTGCACCATGGTTATTCATAGTCATTGATTTTTAAGTGTTTTACTCTTCTGCACTCCTGTTGGAGAATATATAAGCGAAAGGAAGTGAACAGATGCAATTATGGCTAAGTGAAAAAATATATAAATCAGACAAGCTTTCTATATATGGCTTAGCAGCCTATTGTGCCATAAAAACCCTTTTGCCTAATGAAGATGTAAAAGAAATATGTACATCTTGTGAAATACTAGCATATCAGCTTACAAAATCATTAGACTATCCACGTAGATTTTATACTGGTTTGAAAACTGGCTACGATGAGTTAATTGATCAAGGTATTATAAAGCGAGTTAAATCAAAAGGTAAATTTGACATAATAGATTGTTCTGATCTTTTTATCACAGAAGAAGGTGAATATTTTACAATTATTACCTACGAAGAGATTTTAACGATATGTCGGCTAAAGGATGTTAATACTCTTCTATTGTTGAAATACTTTATCTTCCTTATTGGAACTATCAGTTCAACGATTGATGTATATATAGACGCATATCAGCACAAATGTCGAGTTGTTGGTAATCTTACTATAGAATACATATCTCAACTTTCAGGTATTTCAGAAAGATCCATTATTGATTACAACAAAATATTAGAAAGCATTGGTCTTATTTATATTTATAGGCAGAATGATTTTATGATCAATAAAGATTCAGGTGAAATAACTCGTTTACCAAATGTATACGGCAGACCTGAAGATCAGTTGTATATTGACGCTTTTGCTATTAGCCAACGAAAATATAAAGATTCATATAAATATGTGGAGAATAATATAAGGAAGGCTAATGCCAAAAGACGACTTGCTCAAATGTATAATCAAATCTGTAAAAATAAAGATTTTAAATATTCTGAAGAAGATATCCAACAAGTCTATGCATATGTCTTGCAAGAAAATCACAAATATGAAGCAACTTACAAAAAGAATAATGATGAGTCATGTTTGGAAAAGATTCGTGATATACGAGTATTTGATAAATATGACTTCATAACAAAGGAGGAAAATTAAATATGGGAAGAATGGTAAAAATCGCAGTAACAAATGAGATAGGTGACTCAAATCAATTATATAAAATTGGTACAAAATGGTTTAAGAACAAAGAACATTATATCAATACACTAAAATCGTCCGACCTATCATATCAGACCGTATTAGACTTATTGGAGTCAGATAAAAATTGTTTATTTTCTGATAATGTTAAAACAAAGATAATTAAATTATTAGAAAATGAATTATAAAACAGAGAATATACATATGTAACCATTAACGTAGCACTCAAAGGAGCTGATGTAAAATGAACAAATTATTTTTAAACAGAAAAGGAGAACTAATTAATGAACAAAACAGTAACAATTACATCAAAGAACTATAAATATGCAAATACATACGGAGGAAATATTTGTGCTTCAGATTTTTGTACTGACTATGAAGGATCTCGAAATATTGCAGATAAGATTTTCGCAGATTGGGCTTTCGATCGCTCATGTGAAAAGCAAATGAATAACAGTATTAGAAGTTATAGAGAAAGGAAAATGAACAATGGCAGATAAAAATATGACAGTTTCAATTGAAGAACAGGAAGTTTGTATCAATATGATGCGTGATGAGAAATTTGCAACAATTTATGCTTCAGATTCTACATATATTACTAAATTGGATAGATTGTGTAAGGAAAGCCCTGATATGTACTCTCTCATTCAAGATACTGGTAGAGGCAAGAAATATTTATTAAAGGATAAAACATTAATCAGTTTTAGAGCGAAGAAACGTGAACTTACAGATGAACAGAAGAAACAAGTTGCTGAACGTATGAGAAAATATCAAGCTAGTAAATCTAACTGAGATGTCATTTCTAGCCAGAATTTCTAATGTACACCATTGTACAGAAAATTCTACGCCATTCGGTGAACAAATACCCATCTAAAAATTGTAACTTGAAAATTTAAGCAACTGTATTAAAGGAGAATTAAATAACTATATGTGTAGTATATGTGGAAGATATGACGGTATGCATGATTATCGTTGTCCTTATTACTCTCCGCTTCGCCCGAAATATTTATGCTGCTATTGCGGAGAAGGGATTTATCAAGGTGAACGCTATCTTGATAATGAAAACGGAGAATATATGCATGAGGACTGTATTGGATGTATTGGCACAGACAAAGTAATTAATTGGCTTGGATTTAAATACAAAGAAATGGAGGACTATGATGAATAAAATTGTAAATAAACTAAAAGATAAATTACCTCAGTTTTGCAACACACAAGATTTCTGGTATGTGAAATTTAAGGATAAACAGCATTATATTGATAAAAAGAGATTTCATAAAAAGTTAATATATGAATTCCTAACATTTATATCAATTGCTTTCATTTTTATTTTCGCAATCATGGTTGACAATTTATGTATTAGAACAATAGGATTGATAATTTCTGTTGATATGTTTGGAATTGTAGCTTTCAACGAAGGAAAATCTGAAAGTAAGTAAATAGAAATTTCATTTGGAGAATATATAAGTGAAACATAATAAATAAAAGATAAAAGGAGGATTTATGGCTGGTATTAGCGTACCTCAATATGAGATTTTTAAAATTGGAACAAATAAACTAAAGTATTCTAATTGGGATTTACAGATTACCAAAGAAGAGGCTTTTAAATATCAGGAACTCATATCACTGTTTGAAGCCCAAGAATTCCGCATAATGGCAAATAAGATTTTAGAAAAACCTATTTGGAGTATTGATTTTTCAAAGATATTTATGCAGGTAGTTGTTGATAAAAAATCTGATTTTGCAAGAGCGACTGGTAAAAAAGGTGTTATCATAAATGGTGTTAATTATAAACGCTTTGTCGGAACTACTGGTGGATTAAAAAATAATACTCTTCTCTTCTGCAATTCACAGTACATTGACAAATTAAATGAATTATGTGAATGCAAGAGAAATCCAGATACTAAATTAGTTCCTGCAAAATACGAAGCTTACAAAGCATTAACATGTTCTGCATCACAACCGATTTGTGATCCACATGGAATTTTGGTTGTAAAAGATTGTATTACACAATATTTTGCAGATGTTATATCACTTGATGATGGTGGCGATTCAAAAGAACCGACAAGAGAAATTATTAAAGATAAAGCTCTTGAAAACAATGTATCTGACGGTTTTAATCTTTGTACTATACAATATATGCAGCGAGTAGCTGAATCTTTAGGTCTTGATTATATTCCTGGCGGTGTGTGCTTGAGAAACGCATGGCTCAAAGGAATGCTCTATCCGTTCCCTATTTATGAATTTATTGAAAAATACAATAATGGTAATTATATGATTGAAGATATTTGGGGAAACATGCAAGATATTCGTCAATGTGAAATGATTGTCACAGAGTCTTCTCTTAAATTATGGGGAGCGTATGATAATATTGAGCAATATGTGAATGCATATAAGGAATGTGGATACGGATTTTCTGTAACAAAAATTTCACCGCATGTTCTTGAAGAACAGAGAGAATTGAATTACCAATATCTTCAGTCTTATGAATTTACAGACGAAGATGTTGAGGAATTGTGCGCACCAACAATCAACTATTTAAAAGATGCTATGTGTGGTGACTACTCTTCTACTATTAAATTTCTTGGTATTAACGAAAATACTGATGTAAATTCATGGCAACGTGCTTTATATACAAGCGAATATATGTTGGGAGATCCATATATAATCGACTCTGTACATAGATATATCAAGAAAAAAATGAATGATGCGAAAATTGGTAAATTATTTGTAAAAGGTAACTATCAGATTGCAAGTGGCGATCCATTTGCTCTTATGCAATCTCTTTGTGGGTTGGAAGTTACAGGTTTATTAAAAGCAAATGAATGTTATTCAAAATTTTGGATTGATAAAAATGAAGATGAAATTGTACTCTTTAGAAGCCCAATGACAAGTCATAATAATATTCGAATGTGTAATATCAATAATTCGGATGAATGTCAGTATTGGTATCAATATATGAATACTATCATGATTATAAACGGTTGGGATTCATTTTGTATGGCTGAGAATGGGGAAGATTGGGACTCGGATCTGAACTTTTCTACTAATAATCCAGTTATGAAAAGACGTTATAGATATTTACCTGCTATCGAATGTGTTCAGCGAAATGCAGAAAAAATTGTTGTTACTGAAGCTGCTGTTAAAAAAACAAATAAAGCAGGTATGGGAAATCAAGTTGGAACAATCACTAATTATGTCACATCTATGATGGAAGTTCAATCTCATTTTGAGAAAGATTCATCTGAATATAAAGAATTAGAATATAGAATAGAATGTGGTCAGCTCTATCAACAAAATGAGTTGGACAAAATTAAGGGAATCATTGCAAAACCAATGGAAAGTAGTTGGTACAATTTAGGTGCTTGCGGAGAGAATAGATATTTGCAATCGCTTTGCGCATACAGAAAGCCATACTTTATGATTTATGTTTATGATGAGACTAAAAGACAATATAAACAGTATATCAAAGAAAGTAATGCTAAGTGCTATGCTATCTACAAATGTTCTATCAAGGATTTGTATAACAAAGATAGTCTTACAAAAGAACAAGAAGATTTTCTATTTTGGTACGAAAGAAAAATGCCAGTTGGTACAGGAAATTGTTCTATGAACCAAATTTGCAAATATGTTGAAAGTCAGTTAGACGGATATAAGTCTCAGCTACATAAGGACTCTTCATTTGATTATAATATACTAAAAGTAAAAAGACGTTGTACTGAAGAACACAGACAAGCTCTGCGAGAACTTGAACAATATTATTGTGAATGTATTAAAGAATATAAAAAGAAACAGGTAAAAGAAAAAGGAATACAGTTAAATAGAACTGATATCTTTGATAAGCAGGACGAATTCGACAAATATTATCAACGTGCAAGTATGGTTGAAATGTTTAAGAAGAAAGCCGAAGAAATATGTCCAAATGATGATGAACGTATGAATATCATTCTTGATATGACTTATGGATATAAAGGTAATAGGCAGTTTTGTTGGGATTGTATTGGAGAACTAATTATTAAGCGTTTAGAAGAAATGGAGGAAGAAGTTGTATATACTGAATGAAAAAGAATATATTAGAGAGATATTAGTGTCTGGTAATAAACCAGACAATATCTCGAATGGATATTTGATAACATTGATTGCTAAGTATTATTTTGATAGAGGTAAAGATCCAAATATTCTAATTGATACAGTCAAAGCAAAGATGCTTGAATTCAATATTGAAGGATATCAGGAATATAGATATGCCAATAAAATCAAAAAGACATGTACTGATTTATATGATTCAGAATCAAAAAATCTCTTTAGGGAACTTGAGTATGTTCCTATCTATGAAAAAGAATTAAAAGTCGTGGAGTCTCTTCCAAATGATCGCCAAAAGAAATTTATGTTTACACTATTTGCTATTGCAAGATATATGAATAGTGAAGGATGGATAAATAAAAAAGACTCAAAAGGTCTTTCAGAAGTATTTAAACTTGCCAATGTTACTCTCTCATCTGATAAAAAGAATGAATTATTGCATGAGTTATATAGTAATGGTTATATTCATTTTGGGAAAAAGGTGAATAATCTTAATATCAAAATAGATTTAGGAGACACTGATGATGATATTGCTTATAAGGTAACTCAATTTGAGAATATTGGTAATCAGTACATAGGGAATTTTAAAAAAGGTTATAAGCAGTGTGCAAATTCTGGTTGTGGAAGAAAAATAAGAATAACAAAGACTGGAAGACCAAAGTTATATTGTGAAAAATGTGCAAAGGAAATAGATAAAAATAAGGCAAAAGAACGTATGAAAACCTTGAGAAACGCATAAATGTTCGAAAAACTCATTCACTAAAACCATTGATTTATAAGGCTTTTTTGCACATTTTTACAAAAAATTCGTTTTTCTTAAATGTAGATATAGTGAAATATTTACAAAAATATGATACAAAAACGATTGTCATGGAAGAAACAAACCGACAATCTTTGTATGTCTGCTCTGCTACTCTTTCGAGTGGCATTGCAGATTTAGAATGAAATCAGCTTTTCTTGGCTGATAAAACAGAGAATATATAATTGTCGAGAGACATTATAACAATGTCCTATACGGACATAATATAACACAAATTAAATTCAGAACAGTGATTTAGATCTCGTATCATACTGAGGCAATAAAGTCCATAGAGACAATGTATGTGGTGCAAGCAGCCATAAATGCTAACTTTAATGTTAAGTTGGTAAACTTACGGATAATCAGCTTATTTGGTGAACTGATAAAATCTAAGAGATTCCATCGCTACTAATTCATTGGCGGTTCTGAACAATTCTAAAGTTCATTTCTAAGATTGGTACATATTCATATTGTACTCCTCTTCTTATAGATCGGTGGCTGTGCTACAGTTTCTGTGGTATGGTCACTGACAATTCTTAATCTCTTATAGCTCAGCTGGTAGAGCATCGCACTGTTAATGCGAAAGTCGTAAGTTCGAGTCTTACTGGGAGAGCTTTTCTACTTTTGTAGGACTGGTTGGTTTCGGATCAGGAGATGTTAAATCTCAAAATAAGCATGGCGACATGTATAAAGTGGTTCTTATCGTATTATAAGGCTGCGACTGTGAAATACAGTTTAACGGAAAACACATAAAATCTACGCCCAACCTTCTATTCAAGGACAACTGTTGGCGAATATGGTTGATTGGTGGGTGTCTTGAAATAGGCACTGTAGTAACACAGAAATGTGGGTATGATTTGTGTACTATTGGTGGGAATACCGCAAGTATAACCACTGGTAGGATTTTGGTAATATCTCTTAAGTTGAAAAACAGGGATGGAATCAAAAAGTAAGGAGATCGCAATCCGAGCAGGATGGTGATGATTGGGCTGTACTCAAAAGGTACGGATGATCAAATGTACACCTCATCGTCCATAATAAGTACATACTTTTGAAAGAAATCAAATTATTTTAGGTAAATAATATTTAAAAGAAAATTACAAAACAGCAAAAGTGTGTGCGACCGCAAAGAGAAAAACAACTTATTCACCTGTAATATGGTGACATATAGCACTCGCAAGGTGTTATATGAGAAAGTACAAGTACGTGCAACTCTAATAGGCTGCAACCTATGAATCTCGCAAGGAAGAATGTGCAGAAAGAAAATCTATAATACTTTGTGGTAAGAGTTTGCCGATTATGTCAAAATCGGTGTTGTTGCTAACTACAAGTTAATCGCTTGTGTGATAAACTGTGTCCAACCATAGTAGATGTTAGTGTATTGAGTCAAATATCTCAGCTCATATTAAGCAAGGATCTCATACTTCGGTATGGGATTTTTTATTTTGGGAATTAGTTCAGTTTAGTTAGAACGCCTGATTTGGGTTCAGGAGGTCGTGGGTTCAAATCCTACATTTCCAACTACTATCCTACTTTGTAGGAAATAAATCAAGAAAGAAGTGAAAATTATTAAGTACATTTCAAAAAATGAAATTGAAAAATTATTATCCGAAGGTGTAATTAGAAACACAAGACGAGGATATGTAGATCGCAGAGGCGAACATATTGGATATTACAAGACTTGTGGTGGAAAGCGTTACATTGAAGATAAATACGTCAAGTAGGTTCTGCTTATGAAAAATCGAATTGAGTATAAAGGATTTTATATTGACAAGACTGAAAATGGCTACCGTATCTGTAGACAAGAAGATACAGAAAAACATACTCATCTCTCAAATCTTAATCCATCATATAAGCTTATAGATAATGTGTTATCTAATAAAATTCCTACTCGTTGTGGGTGTTATTATTTGGAGTCGCATATTCGTTTGAGCTATGATGAAAATTATATTAGGAAGATTCGTGAGTATATCAAAGTGAAACAGAATAAAAGTAAACAAATGTATTACAATCCTGGCAGAAAACGTTCTGGTGGGATTTTTTAATTTTATGGAGGATTTAAAGGATTATGGTAGATAGTAAAATTAAGAAAGCAACTGTTAGTGCGGCTAAAAAGAATATTACAGCGAGTGGAGTAAGAATTGAAAATGGAACTTTCGTTGACGATGAAGGTTCTATTGTAGATCGTATTGCAGAGAAATTACCAGAAGGTACAACTATCTTTGATATTAAAATCAGTATTGAGATTTCAGATGAAGAGTCTGAATCTGCTGAATAGAGAGTAGGTGGATGTTATAATCGACTTACATAGATTGGAAAATGAAACAGATTTTGAATGGAAATTAAGATGTTGCCTTGCAAAGAAACGTAAAGAGACAGATATGGATTGGATTGAAATTCGAGATATGCTTGGATTGAACATTACACCAGATCAGCTTAGAAAACAGGCTGTTGGATATGAAGAGTATGATAATTATATTCACAACTGTGAGGGTGCATCTGAAAGAATTTTATGTGTGTCAGATGTTCATATTCCGTTTAATTTACCTATTGATATTTTTTCAGGTTATAAGGGAATTGTAGACACTTTAATAGTCAATGGTGATTTATTGGATTGTTTTTCATGTTCTGCATTTCCTAAAAAATTCAAAGTAAATCTTGATGAAGAACTTGTTTTAGGAAGACAGTATATTATTGATTTAATCAATCTGACTACACCTAAAAAGGTAATGTTTGTGATGGGAAATCATGAATACCGTATGCAAAGATACTGTTCTGATAGATTATCAAACGAATTACTTGGCATCATCCCAACAGATCCGCTAGGAATGATTGTAGACGATGGATTCAAAGTTAATGATGAAAGAAATAAAACCCAGACACAATACTCTTCTATTCGTGAAGTGTTTGAAGATTCAAATATTGAAATCGTTTATGATAAAGAATGGTGGATAAAAGAAGGTAATGTAATTTTCTGTCACCCATTAAATTATTCATCTGGTATGTTAAAAACAACAGAAAAGGCAGTCAATTATTTCTTGCGTGTAGATCGCACATTTACTGGAATCGTAATAGCTCATACCCATAAAGTAGGAAGTTTTACTCAAGGTGGAATAAAAATGTATGAGCAAGGTTGTGTGTGTGATTTGGATAAGCTGGATTATAACAACGGTAAACTTATAATTCCAAATCAGAACGGGTTTATGTATCTTGCATTGGATTCAAATGGTGACATTATTGATTCCAAGACAAGAATTATTACTAATTTCATGACAAAGTAGACCAAGTACGAGTGACTTGGTTTTTATATTATGCATAAGTAACTATGAAAATTGGGCTAATTTTCTATTTTTAATTAGTCCGATTGTATGGAAATTGTGATGTTACTGTCACAATTGTATGTATCAGAGGGAGTGTACTTAAATGAGACGCTACCCTCTTTTGCATTAAAAATAAATAATTGAGAAAAAGGAGAAAATTAAAATGACAAAGAACGAAGTATTAAAGGCAGTATCAAACAAGGTTGAAGGAGCTTCACAGAAGGACATAGCAGTTATTCTTGATGCATTTGCAGATGTAATTACAGAGACATTAACAGCAGACCTCGCAGAATCAGTCGCAGTTGGTAAACTTGGAAAGTTTAAGGTTAAAAAAGTTCCAGAGCGTAGAGGAAAAATTATGATGGGCAATCGCAAAGGTGAGGAGTATGTAACTCCACAGCATGATGAGATTTGCTTTAAGATGTCAAAGTCTGCAAAACAGCTCTAATTCTAAGGTGGTGAAAATATATTGAAAACATTTGGTTTTACAGATACAAATGATTTTGCTGAATTTTTAGCAGATACTTTTGACAAGCTGGATGTTTGTACAAGAGATTATGACGATGATTGTTCAGAAATTGTAGTTGTGGCTAAGTATGATGTGATGAAAGATGTTCTTAATTCTGTTATTAAAAATACGAATTTTAAACTTGCTTCTTGTAACGATTTGAATGATCCTTATTGGGATGGTTATGATGATGCATTTATTCTTAGTATTGATCCTGAAATGAATGTATATGTTCAGGCTGCCAAGTATGAGGGAAGTGATACTTATATCAATATGGATGAGACAGACATTGTATTTATTCATGGAGATGTGAGTTCAGCTTTTGTTATGGACAATAAAGATTCTGGATGCATTATTCACGAATTCAACATTGGTGATGACGCTGACGCTGTAGACGATGATTGTAATTGTAAGAATTGCAGTTGCAGTGACGTAAGTGATGATTCTCATAAAAATATTACATTTGATAAAGATGAAAACGGAAATATTCACGGATTTACTTCTGTTAAAAGTGATGTTAATGGATATGAAAAGCATGAATTTTATTCTAGTAAGCCGATTGATTTAAGTGATTTTGACGAATATAATTCGGTTGGAAGATTATTTGATTTGCTTGATTTTATTTTTTAAATATTTAGAGTGTGTGGTGTATGCTACACACTCTTTTTGTATCCTCTCATAGACCACTAAAGATGTGGGGCAGACTGTAAATCTGTCGTCTTCGGATCGGCTTGGAGCATTACCAAGTGGGAGGACTTTTCAATGTTTTTATATACGGATTGGGAGATGTTAAATCGGCAACGAATTTTATATGGAAACAGAGAATAAATATATGTGCTCATGATTGGTGTCATAGCTGATTGTGGGATTTATGGAACAGTAGATACTTGGAGTAGCTACCAAGTATATGTGGCAACCTACACACCTCTCCTACTGTTCTATTTTTATTGTATGTGTAGGGGAAAGTGTAGGAAAAATTTATGAGAAGAAACAAAGTCGATGAAAAAATATGGTATGACGAAGTAGAAAAATATAAATCTGCTTGCAAACAATTAGAAAAAACAATTACTTGTACAATGTTAAAGTATGGATTTATGGGATTAAAATGTTGGAGTTGGTATCCTGGAAATGCACCAGATGATTTGAATATAAGTACGTTTTCAGATTTTCTAAAATATCTTGGAGAAGAAGCATATTATAGAGAACGTCCTACTAAAGAACAAGTATGTGAATATGCAATTAAATTAAGAGAACAATTGGGAAGAAACATTAAACTTTCTGATTTTGAAAATAATAAACAGGTTAAAAAAAGTGACATACTATATTATTTTGGCAGTTTTAATAAAATGAACAAGGAATTAGGATTTGAAGAAACTGGTACATATAGAGGTCATTCATATTCTAAGGAAGAGTTAATTGAAGCAGTCAAAAATTTTGTAAGTGAAAATGGGTTTATCCCAAGTGCTAAATTTATTGATACTCATGGCAAAGAATACGGTATGCCAAATAGAAAGACATATAATAACAAATTTGGTAGTTGGAAAAATGTTTTACATGAGTGTGGATTTGATGAAAAAGAATATGCAAAAAATTATGTTTTAAATGAAAATGATGATTATGTATTAAAGCATGATAATGCGGAATTCCTTCAGAATATAATATTTGAATACATTGAAAAATATAATAAAATTCCTGGAATACGTGATATAAATAAATATTATGGAACTGAACTTAAAAATTATTTCAAAAAATATTTTGGTGGATATAATAATTGTTTAGAATCACTTGGTCTTAAAATAAATCAGAAAGCTGAATATAAAGAATCTGAGTTAGATAAAGCATTTATGGATTTTGTTAACGAATATGATAGAGTCCCAACAATACAGGATTTTAATAAAACTGGAAGACCTTCATTTTGGGTTTATCAACAAAGATTTGGAAGTTGGGCTGAAACTTGTATTCATTATGGATTTAAACCGAATTGTAGAAGACCAGAGTTTTATATGGATGATGGTGAAAGATGTGACAGTAGTTGCGAATATGATATATCCACATGGTTAAAATCTAAAGGTATAAAATATGATAGAGATATACCTTATGTAGATTTCACTACTAATTATAAAGGGAAAATGAATTGTGATTATAGATTTACTCTTACAGATGGAACTGTTTGGTATGTTGAAATGGCTGGTTTTATAAATACATATGATTTTTCTAAACTTAGAAGTCGTGAAGAACAGATATATTTTTTCAAGATAAGATATAAAGAAAAATTGTTTAAGGAAAATCATTTAAATTATAAGATTATTAAAAGAGATGATTTAAGAACAAAAACTATGGAAGAAATATTTGATTTTTTAAATATAGAAAATGTCGCTTAGAAGCAGTTAGTTAATAATACTACTGCTTCTTTTGTTATGAAAGGAAGTGATTTAGTGGCACATGTAACAAGGGTAAAATATTTTACCAAGGATAAGGAGAAATTCATAAATCCTGATAACTTGAAGAAATATAAGAAATATCTACAATCAAATATTATTAAAAATCAGGATGTTAAAGACACTACATATAAAAGATATGAAGGATTATTTCGTCATTTTCTTATGTGGTTAGGCGAAAACTATGGTGATTTAGATTTATATTCAGATGAGTTTATGGAGAATGCCGTTGATATTATGGAGAACTATATTATGTTCTGTCAAGAAACACTTCTGAATCATAAAAAGATTATCAACATGAAAATCTCTGCTGTTAGTTCATTCTATATTTGGTCTATGAAGCGTGGTTTCGTTAAGTATCATCCTTTTGACGGTAAACTTGATAGAATGAAGAAAGCTAATGAGGAACATATTTTGAACTCTTACTTCCTTACAGAAGAACAAGTTCAGACAATCCGTAGAGAATTATCTGAAAATGATAAGTATTCAATTCAGGATCAAATTTTATTTGAGGTAAGTTTTGACTCAGCAAATAGAATTGGTGCGTTGTTAAGGTTGCAACTATCTAAACTTGATTTAGAGAATAACATGTTCGTAGATATAAGGGAGAAGGAAGGATACCGTACACAGGTGGTTTTTGGGGATGTTGCAAAAGAACTTATTCAAGAATGGCTTGAAATGCGAAAGAATGATTATGACCACTTGGAATGTGATTCATTGTTAATTACAAAATACAATGGAGAATATAAACCTATGGGTGACAGTGCAATTAGAGATAGAATGAAGAAATATGGCGAAATTATTGGAATTTCTGACTATAGACCTCATTGCCAGCGTAAGACTAGGCTAAATCTTGTATATGAAGAAACTGGTGATTTAGCATTAGCAGCCGAGCTTGCCAATCACCGTTCGACTGAAACCACTAGGGAGTTCTATTGCAGGAAACAAACTAAAGCAGAAGTTATGAACAAAATCAATGCTTTAAGAAGTAAAAATTCTGATGTTGCTGACGAAGAGACTAAATAATCATTCCGAAACCACTCAGATGTATGTAATTCGTGAAGATACTGAAGATGCCGATAAAGCTTTCGTCTAACACTTCATCAACTTCCCTCTTGCACCACACAGTTTTATGTGTTACAATACAAAGGAATTAAAGATAATTCAAAAAAGATGCCACCGTGAAGCAAGACGGTTGCTCTGAAATTAATAAATTATTTTGACTAAGCAAAAGTAATCGTTATTCCATTGGCAGTGGACGATTACTTTTTTGCTTTTTGTATATCTCTACCGAGCATATATCCTGCACCACCGCATAATGCGACAAGTGCAATCAATGCCTCGTATGACAAAGTTACCATTTGCAAAATCTCCTTTCTGAACTACGGCACAATTACCATCTATGTAGACTGGGCTTGTACTCCCAGATTGGAGAGAACCGTCCTACCGTTTTTAGTAGCACCTTATGAAGTATTATATCATCTACGACAATTCATGTCAAAATATTCCATTTAGCAGAGAATAAATAATTATAAGCCGAATGCTCTGAGTTACGCACTCACCAAGGCTCTGTGAAAATCAGACGGACTAACAGACCGATAGCACTGTATTATCCCAATAAAGCCCTTATAAACAGGCACGAAAGGCATATATAAAAAGGTGACGACAATGTAGAGAATAAATACATAGAACGAATCATGAATTAAACAATTCAGAATAACAAAGCTGCTCACATCCAAAGTAAGTGAGGGCGGTCTGTCAACAAATCGACAGACTTTTACATTAATTATCGAGTTACGAATCTCACCAAAATCGTATTATGTAGAGGTTGCGAAGCCTGAAAAAATCGTATAACTAACATAGCAGAATAATATTAGGTATTGTTCATTTTTTACAAATGAGCTGTCACTGACCGATATGTGACATAAATATAAAGGTCGGTTTGCGAAATTATTGACCTTTGGAATGGTCTAAAACTTCCCACTGCTTACTGCTCATTGGCGGTGTTATGGAGAGGTCTTGGCTTAGTAGACGATTAACATATCTTGGCATTTGCTATTCATGTAGTATTGTAAGACCTATATCTCTCCTACCAACATCTCGGATCATCGGTTTCTCTCAGCCTTCAGAAATGAGAAAATGTTCGTGCTTCTCTGCGTTAATGAGAACCTTAATTAACTGGTAAGAGATATGAAACCTTATCAATTGGTCTTTACTCCGAAGACTGAAAATATATGGAGAATATATAAGTAACATATCAGAGAATTTTCAATGTTCTCTTTGTCGGTTGACTGGTAATCAATCGGCAGTAGATCTTGCCAATCTACATATAATATGGAGAGGTCGCTCCTCTCCTATTATCATAGCGGAATGACGAGTAATGGAAGCTCACTTGGCTCATAACCAAGAATATGCAGGTTCGAGTCCTGTTTCCGCAACTAAACGATTAAAAGGAAAACGAAAAATAAAAGAAAGGAGTATGTATATGGCAAATAGACTTGTAATTGAACAAACCCCGTTAAAGGTCGGACAAGTACGAAAAGTTACTTCTAGTAATGGTGAGAAAATAGATTCAATTACATTACAGTTAAATAACAATGTAGAAATTTTATTTGTACCTAGGGATAATGGAACATTAGATTTTACAGTATATAATCCAAAATTTGAAACATCAAATCTTGATTGTTCGATTGATAAAGATGTATTACGAGATTTCTTTATTTCAATTAAAGATGCTTACAGACAAGTTATTTACAACGAAAGTGAGGGCACAAATTCATGAAATTAAATATTAGCAAAACTATTGATGAAAATATTATTGGTGTAGATATTTCTGTCGCAGAATTAGGTACATCTGATACTGATGCTGCTACTGAAAAAGATATGTTACATAATTTTGTCAGAACAATCGAATATTCTAAAATATCCTTTAAATCTAATATGAAAGCTGACTCTAATGGAGATCCAGTTACAACTGATAGTGAAGTTGATGATTCAACTATTATCTCTGTTGAATTAAAAGATATTATCAACCAGTCATTTGTTGTAGATGAAAACCTTCACATTACATTCTCTGTAGATGTTACAAAAATTCCAGAATCAGAAGTCAAAGCACCTTTTGATAGTGTTGAGAAACTTGGCAAGGCAAAAGTTGAACTTTTCGCTACTAAGATTCAGGAAGAAATCGGTAAGAAGCTTGCTGAGATTCGTGCTTTAAATACTAAGTTTGAAGGCGAAACAGAAGTTATTCTGTAAAAAATAATGGGTGGTACTCTTCCACCCTAAATATGGGGCATTAGTCAAAAGGTAAGACAATGGATTTTCATTCCATGAGTATCGGTTCGAGTCCGTTATGCCCTATTTTTTATGCGGTAAGCCTGATGTGAAAGCTTATCTTTTGGATGCATACGAAATTTAGTGTGTAAGTTCAACACTTACTACCGCCCTATGCCCTTTGCGGTCTTCGGACTGGTACTGTTGTAACAATAGGATACGTCCTATGCAGTTTAGATGAAAGCTCGCCATTCGAGGATGGAATGAGAAAGGCAATATCATTTTGTAATTTTATCAAATATCAATTTTCTTAACTTGAGTTGATATTTATCATAATGAGATTCCCAATCAAATTCTTTTGTATTATCTAAGATATCTTGTTTGAGATTTTCGAGTTGCTGTTTATCTGTTTTATGCTTCATGATAATCGGTAATTCGTTAATCTCGTTCTCATAAAATAAAATGGTTGCAATAATACAATTCTTATTGGCAAACAACGCAACTAATTCTTGTTTTGTACCTAATACAATTTCAGCCATACCTACTACTCTATTCATAGTCATAGCTTTACGAAGAAGTTCATATTCGATTTCTGACTCCATTTCAGGAATTAAATAATATGATTTATCTATGAGTAGGTCTGATATTTCCTTTGATTTACAGAAATATTTTATTGAAAGTGTTCTATCTTTGTTTGATGTAATTGATTCTATATCATGTTGTTCCAAAATAACATACTTATCTTCTGCATATTTATATCCTTTTACAATATCTTCATTGTGGATTTCTTTATTACAAGATGGACAAAATTTGATATAACGCACTCTTTCTTTGGAGTCTTTGCAGAGTTGATTAAGTTCTATAGAACTATTGTGTGATGTTTTTAACATTTTTACGGGAATATATAAATCTTTGAATTTGATTGCTGTTTTATATGATGTGTTCATTGGTTACTCCTTGGGTTTTTGATTAGTATGTGAAGAAATTTTAAAATTATTACATGGATATAGGACAATTTGGTAGTCCACTAGTTTTGGGAACTAGACGTTGTAGGTTCAAGTCCTGCTATCCATATTATCGCCCTATATAGTTATGATCAGTTTGGCGACTGATTGGTAAATATTGGAAGAAAGAGTCATTTCCTTTGGAGATGGTTCTTTTGTTATATGCACCTTTAGCTTAATTGGTAGAGCAACGATCTCCAAAATCGTCAGGTCTATGTTCGAATCGTAGAAGGTGTGCTAAGTGAAGTAAATTGCTCTTTCATTGGAAATTTAATATTGGAAATTATGAGAAGTCATTTCGTATGAAGTGGCTTCTTTTGTATTGTGATGGAATTTAAAAAGAGAATAAATATATAGCCAACTATGAGAGGATTGTTACTGTTTCGATTGCAGGTAGTTGGAATTAAGAGAAGAATAACGAGGACTGATCATCTTCGTGAATGACTGTACTCCATATCCAGTCACTCTTCTCTTCTATTATTGTTGTTGATATGGAGAGATTGGAGAAATGATGAATGGAACAAAAATACAAAAAGAATAGTTATGAAGAAGCGTTTTACGGATTTCAAGAACGAGGCTTATATCTTGATACTCCAAGAGAAGATTTTAATCATCTTGAAAAATCGGATTGCCATTGTTTAAAACATCCGAATAACAAAATGAAATATGCATGGAAATATGTTAAGGTGGGTAGATTTTCGTGTAAGGAATGTAAAAAAGAAAAACCTTATGTGGCATTAACACCTGAGCAGAAAATAAAAGAAATATCTACATATGGCTTTGAATATGTTGACGGTGATTTATCTTGTATAAATAACGCACTTACTCTTAAATGTAAAGAAAATCATCACTTTAAAAGAACTTTGAATAACCTAAGAAGAGGAACTATTTATTGTCCATTTTGTAATGATATTATTCCATATTCATATTGGAATATTGAAACTTGTCAACAATGGCTTGATGACAATAAAAATGGATATCTTATTTTAGAAATTAAAAAAGAAAATGCTAAAGTAAAAGTAAAGCTTCAATGTCCAAATAAATCACATGAACCATATTGGGCTGATTGGAATCATATAAGACATGGTGGTACAGGATGTAAACTTTGTTATTATGATAGAGAAAATAAGACCGATTGGACATTAGATAATGCGAGAGATTATCTTGCAGAAAATGGTTTTACTATGATTGATGAATCAGATTATGAATCTTCGCATAAACCTGTATATTGTAAGGATGATATTGGTTTTATTTATCAAGTTAGAATACATTTCTTATTACGAAGAGATTATGGTTTTAGTATTTTAAAAAACAATAAGTATGCTGTATATAACATCAATCTATTTATGAAATTGTATAGACCTGACTATGAATTTTTAAGTAATGAATATCATGGTTATAAACAAAAATACAAATGGAAATATCTTGGAAATGATTTGCCAGAAGGTGCTAGTCCAATATTTGAGCAAACTGTTGGAGCAATGATTTCTTCTTATTGTAAACATCCACTTTTATCTAAAAGTCAAATCGAAACTCATTGTCAATTTATTCTTGATAAATACCATCTAAATTATGAAACACAGAAAACCTTTGATGGTTGTGTGGCAAAAATAAAACTAAGATATGATTTTTATTTAAAACTGAATAATAAGGAATATTGTATTGAGACTGATGGATTGCAACATGATATGCCCGTAGAAAGATTTGGTGGAATTAAAGAGTTTGAAAAACGAAAGAAACACGATGAAATAAAAAATAACTATTGTAAAGATAATGATATAGAACTTATTAGAATTAAACAAAGTGAATATAAAAATATGGAAAATATATTAGTCGAAAGACTTGGACTTGTCAAAGAAGAGTGTGTTGCTTAACCACTCTTCTATTTTTATTGGAAAGAAAGGAAGTGACTGTTATTGGCAACAGCAAAAGAATCTGCAACGAAAATGACAGTTGCACAAGCTAAGAAACGAATTGAAGATTTGGAAAATAAGGTACAGACATTAAAAGATGGTGCATGGTGTTATCTATGTAACACACATAAAGCAAGAGATAAATTTTATGTAAGTACAGATCCATTAAATAAAAGTGGTCTTACTCCTATTTGTAAGGACTGTGCAAAACGTTTAGCATTATCAATTGGTAAGGATAAAGTTGAACATGAGCCAGATAAAACTTCAGTACGACTTGCCCTACGATACCTTAACAAACCATTCTTAGAGACAGTATGGGATGCTAGTATTGCTGAGTCTGAAAATCTTGCATCAGGAAAAATTAAATCAAACGTTTGGGCGGCGTATTCAAAAAACATTGCTATGGGAAACTGGAATTGTCTAACGTACCAGGATTCTGATGGATTGCAAACTGAGCAAACAGAAAAAATTGAGGAATCTCAAAAGGAAAATAATAATATTGTACGAGAAAAGAATGAAGAAATTCTTGAGCAGTACAAAATGAATAGACGAGATACAATTCATGCTATTGGGTATGATCCATTTGAGAATTATCCTGTCGAAGAAGATAAACCTATTTTATACGCTCAGTTGAATTCATTTATTGATGACGAGACAAAAAATGATGGTATGAAAATGGGTGCTGTCATTCAGATTGTTAAAAAGCTCAATCAGGCTGAAAAACTGAATGATCAGATTGATAAATATATCAGCGACTCATCTCATGCTGCTGATAACATGCCTTTAATTGATAAAATGGCAAGTAGTTCACAGAAACTTATGAATGTTGCCTCTACTCTTGCGAAAGATAATGGCATATCAGTTAATTTTAATAATAATAAATCCAAAGGTGCTAATACCCTATCTGGTAAAATTAAAAAATTAACAGAAATAGGCTTGCGTGATGCAAAAATCAATTCCTTTGATATAGGTACATGTGAAGGTATGAAACAAGTGGCAGAAATTAGTGAGGCTGCTCGTCATAAGCAAATTGGATATGATGAAAATATTGCTCAAGAAATAAAAGATATAAAAGTTGAGTTAGTCGAAAAGTTGAGCAAAGAAAGAGACAAGGCGGTTGAGGATGCTCGAAAATTACTTATGGAAAATAAGGATTTGAAAGATTATCTTCGCAATAAAGGTCTTGTTGATGAGAATTATAGAATCATTGAAAACGACTGATAGTGGAATTTTAGTTCCAGATGATTATAAGTTTTTTGATGCTAAATTAAATTATGGACTAACTCAAAAGCAATTAGAAGAACAAAAGCAAATTTCCGAATTTATACAATGGGGCAGGCGCAACCCAGTTTTATTTGCGGAACAAATATTCGGAATTTCTATGATGGACTATCAACGTTATGTTTTTATGAATACGTGGAATGCACAATTTGTTGTGTGGTGTATGGGACGTAACTCAGGAAAATCTATTTTAGGTGCAATCTATTTAATGACACGTACTTTACTCGTGCCCAATTTTTCTGCATATATACTCTGCGGTGTCGGATCTCAAAGTATAGAATTATTTTCCAAGATAGAGAAATTAGCTTTTAATGCAATTCCTTCCTTTAAGACATTAACGGATGTTTTTCAAGGAGAAGTTGTCAAAAGTCAAGCGAATAGCAATGGATTCACACATAATCCATCAAGCTATCAGTTCCATCTTTACAATAATAGCGCATGTTATACCTTAAATGGTGCTTATGATAACAATAGATCAAAACGTTCAAATTGCAATTTTTATGATGAATGTATGAATTCGCCAGATGAATTATTTGAAACCTCTGAACCATTCTGTACTCAGAACTCCGAATTTGGTGATGGTGTTGATTATGATGTAACAGATGCTTTAATTGAGCCACCAATGTTTCCTAATCAGCTTATCTACGCTTCCTCTGCTGGTCGTACTGACCAATATTTATTCCGAAAATATAGAGAATGCAGTTTACACATGGATGCTGGTGATAAGCGTTATTTTTGTGCAGATATAAATGCTGATACAGTTATCAAAGCTACAAAAGGCGGTGTGTTAATGCCAAAACCTCTTCTTACTCAAGAAGTTGTTGACGCTCGTATGCGTGAAGATAAAGAAGCAGGTCTAAGAGAATACGGAAACATCTTCACCTCTGAGGGTGGTGACGGTCAGATTATAAGACGTGCTGATATTATTCGTAATTCAGTACCTCGTGTTCCAGATTTAAAAAATAAGGATGGTGCTTCTAAATATATTATCACGTATGATCCTGCTAGACTTGCAGACCGATCTGTTGTACTTGTAACTGAGGTTTATTGTGATGAAAATGTTGGTTGGAAAGCTCGTATTGTAAATGTAATTCAGTTAGCTGATGTTCTTACCAAAAGGAAAACACCAATGAGTACACCTAATCAGATTAAGGCATTAAAACAAATTATCCTTGATTACAATGGAGAAGGAAATGCTGATTATGAAAATATACTTGCTATTCTAGTGGATAGCGGATCTGGAGGTGCGGGCGTACCCATCACTGATTTCCTTTGCGAAGATTGGGAAGATGAAAAAGGTGTTATACATCGTGGTCTTATTGATTCAGAATTTAGACCAGATGAAAAAATGAAGACAAAATTTCCAAATGCTATAGATGGTATTCTCCATCTTATTTCCCCTGCAAAATATAAACCAGATTTGTTTGAAGCGTTGATTAAAATGATGCAGCAGAATTTGATTGAGTTTACAGAAGAATATATGCACAAAGGATATTTAACTCTTTTATATGAGAAATACCCAAATGGAGAAATGAAACAGAGATATACATACCCATCTGAGAAAGAGGAAAAAGAACTTAAGAAAAAAGGTATAACTATTGAAAATAAAATCAGACATCTTGAAAGAGACGAAGAACTCTCATTAAAATTGATTGACAGTATGAAAACAGAGCTTGTTAATATTTATCGTTTTAATCAAAGTAATGGTCGGGATAGGTTTGACCTTGCACCTGATAAAGCAGGAAAGTTAAACGATGATAAAGCCTATGTGTGTGCCTTAATGGGCTGGCAACTTTCCAACATGAGACGTGAGAATATTACTAACAGAAAACTTTCATATAGTGACGCAACAGATTTTATTTCAAAGCTTACAATCCGTAAAGCAAAATACAATTAAGGAGGTGCATTATCAAATATGCCTAGACCTAAGAAAGTAGATGCAAATTCTAATGCACCTGCTAAAATAAATAATTCGCAGAAGAAAACCACTTCTTCTACTCCAAAACAACCAACCGCAAATGAAATGCGTGAATGGTATGAGAAAAATAAAAGTAGACTTGAACGCTATGAAGATGCAACAAGTGCTATCACAAGTCTTCGTGATATTCAGAAATCATCCAGATATACATCAATCAGTAACTACTCCAAGGAAGATGTAAAATCTTATATAAAGAATATTTCTTCTAATGAAAAGAATCTACGAAGTCTATCTCGTTATCTCTATTATCGTTCAGAAATCTACTATCGTCTTTGTAAATATTATGCAAATCAGATTGATCTTACAATTCGTAATATAGTTCCCCCATTTATAATCTCAGGTGAAAATGATGTGCAATCCACATTACAAAAATATCAAGAAACGGTTGATATAGTTGATACTCTAGGGTTAAATTATGAGTTTCGTAAAGCTGCGTCTATCACTTTAAGAGAAGATGTATTTTATGGATGTGCTTACTATACAGAGGGACAAGGAATGTTTGTTCTTCCGTTAGATCCAGATTATATGAAAATAGCAGGTATGTTTCCTGATGGTTCATTTGCAGGAGCTATGGACATGAGTTATTTTCGTAGTCATCAGGAACTTCTGGAATATTGGGGTGAACCATTCAATAGCATGTGGAGTACATATCAGAGTACAAATGAAAAATATCAGCTAATTCCCGAAGAATATAATGTATGTATTAAATTCAGGTCTGAGGATTGGGAAACCATCGTTCCCGTGCTTACACCTATATTCTTATCATTGATTGACCTTATGGATGCTTCTGATTATCAGGCGGTTCAACAAGCAGCTAATATATATAAATTAGTATGGCTTGAAATGAAAACAATGGGTAATGATGTAGACGATTGGGCTGTCAATCCAGATATAATGATTCAGTATTTCAATCGTATGCTTGAAGAAGCATTACCACCTTATATCTCTGCTGCTATTGTTCCTGGTGAATTACATGAGATAAGTTTCCCAGATGATGCAACTGGCGATGTTACAAAAGTTGAAAAAGCCACAAAGGAAATTCTTAATACTGCTGGTGGTGCTCAGATATTAAACCTAAACTCTGCATCTAATTCTACTGCTTTTAAGTATGGTGTTCTTGCAGATTCTACATTTTCTATTTCAACTCTTATTCCACAGATTCAAGCGATTGTAAATCGACTTTTATCTAATTGGATATCTGAACCTTGTAAGGTTAAATTCTTTGATGTTTCTATTTATCAGAAAGATGATTTTAGAAAATCAATCTTGGAATCATGTACTAATGGATTACCAAACAAAATTCTTTATAACACATTAAATGGTGTGTCTGAAAAAGATACGTTATCTATGAACTTTTTGGAAGAAGGCTGTTTGCAACTTAGTTCAAAATTCAAGCCATTATCTAGCACTTATACTCAGACAGGCAATAATAAAGGCGGTGGTCAAGAGAAGGACGATTCAGAACTTACAGATGCTGGACTTCGTACAAGAGACGAGAATTTAAATGATAAATAGGAGTTGGTGGAATGAATCAAAAATTTATACAGACACAAGATGTACCTACTGCTACTCTCCTATCTCAATTAGGATATCAGCAGGTGCAAAATTCTAATGGTATTTATGTGTTTTTGAATACTGATACCCTTCGGTTTTCAGAAAATATAGATATAAATAAATTGAAGTATACAAATATGCTTACATTCTAGTCGTCTTCCTTGGGCGACTTTTATTATGTCAGAAAGGAGGAAAAGACTAAGTAGATGCCAAAGGTTATAAAAAAGAAAATTTTAACTGAAGATGATTTACTAAAATTTTGCCAAGAACAGAAATTTGCAAAATTTAGTTCTAAAGATACTGGCTATCAGTTGGCTTTAAAAGTACCTACTACTTTCGAGATAGATGATACTGTAGATGAAAATCATCGTGGAATGATGCGTCTCAAGTTCAGAATTTTTCATACAGGACTTAACAGAAATAAGAGTTATGTATCAAAAGAATCTGCTGAAAAAGCAATGAATACAATTGCTGACAGACCTGTGTTGGCAGCAATTCATCAGCTTGACGATGGTAGTTGGGATTTCGAAGGACATGAGATGGAAATTGTTAAGGATGATAAAGGTAATGAAGAACTTAGATATATTGAATCTCAAGTTGGTTCTTTCTCGTCTGAACCTGCATTTTGGGAACATGATGATAATTTAGATAAAGATTATGTATGTGCATATGCTTATATCAGCGAAGAATATACAAAAGCTTGTGAAATTATTCGTGCAAAACAAGGTTCAAAAAATAGTTGCGAACTTTTCATTGACGAACTCTCTTACAACGCCAAGGAGAAGTATCTTGAATTAAACGATTTCTATGTAAATGCTTCGACTTTGTTAGGAAGTCATGACGACGGTACAGAAATTCAGGAAGGCATGGAAGGTTCTCGTGCCGATATTGCAGATTTTAGTGTAAATAACAATTCAGTAAAATTTGACAAAGATGAAAAAATGATTGAACTCTTAGAAAATCTTAATAAGACACTTTCTAATTTCAATAAAGAACATACTCCTGTTCAAACACAATCAAAGGAAGGAGGAACATATAACAAAATGACAAAATTTGAAGAATTACTTGCCAAATATGGTAAGACTGCTGAAGATGTAACATTCGACTATGCAGAAATGTCAGATGAGGAACTTGAAGCAAAATTCGCTGAGATGTTCGATGATGACAATTCAGACGGAGACAATTCAGATAATGGAGAATCTGGTGAGCCTTCCAATGATGGAGAAGGTGAAGGCGAAGGAACTTCTGATTCAGATGGTGATGAAGGTGGAAGTCAGACTTTTGAGAAGATTATTCGTACATATGAGATTTCTCACGAAGATACAAGATATGCACTCTATAATCTGTTAGCACCATATGAAGAGTCGGATAATGATTATTACTATATCTCAAATGTATTTGATTCTTATTTTGTATACGAGGGTTGGTGTACTGAGAAAATTTACCGACAGAACTATACAAAAGATGGAGATAATGTTTCATTTGATGGTGAGCGTATAGAATTATTCCGTGAGCTTTTGACAGCAAGTGAGAAAGCCGAACTTGAATCCATGCGTTCAAATTACGCTGCCCTCAATGAGTTTAAAGAGACAGCAGAAAAGAATGAGCTTCATGCACAGAAAGAAGCTATTATCAATGCTGATAACTATTCTGTTCTTACAGAGAAAGATTCAGAGGGAAATTATGTAAATGCTGATTTCGCTGAATTAGTAAAGGCTATGGATAATTATTCTGTAGAAGACTTTGAAACAAAGGTAAAGGTTATGCATTCAGATTATATGTCTGCACATGCGAACTTCTCTTCTACCGATACAAAGAAAAACACAAATTCAGTTAAGATACTTACAAATATGAATAAGAAATCAAAGCCTAAGAAAAACTACGGCAACTTATTTGATTAACAACTGAATATAACTTCATTTCGTATAGAACGCTTTATGCGTTCTTTTTTATTGCAAAAAAAACAAAATTTAAGGAGGAAAACATAATGGCTATTAAATATGCTGCTACAAAATTTCCACAGATGGAAATTGGTAATTTACTTGCTCAGGATTATGGTGAGCACATTTTATCTGTAAAGATCACAGAAGACACACCTAACGGATATCATTTTAAACCAGGTAAGATGACTTCTCTTGATAATTGGGAGATGGAAGCTGCAACTGAAATTGATGCTTATATCGCAATGAAGGATACATCAGGAAGATACCTTGTTGTAATTAGAGATCCAAAGGGAGTTGGTGTTATCTATCAGAAACCTCTCAACAATGTCGAGAGTCCTCGTTCACTCGCACTTGCTTCTAATTTCTATAACGATCCAGCAGACGGTGCAGTTCGTGGATACATGCTTCATTCACAGGATCGTTATTGGCTTACAGAGGACAACTTTGATGGTACACCTACAGTTGGAGCTGAAATCACAACGATTTCTAGTGGAAAATTAAAAATTGGTGCGTAATAGAAAGGAGGATATAGAATAATGATGAGATTTAGTACAGAACATTTAAGAAAAGTTTTTGAAGATGCTGATAAGTATGAAAATTTTAAGAAGCTTACATACAATTTAAATCACGGAATTGATATTTATGAGTATGATGATGACGGAAATCAGAGAAAGGTTTCTAAGCACGAAGCAAATAAGGCAATCCGTAAAATTATTATGGAAGTATGTGATCTTACTGAAGAGGATCTTAGATCAAATAAGAGACGTGAAAGAGCTTTAGAACTTCATCACACAGAAGTATATGAGTTACTTGAGTCTGATATTGATTTTAAGGTAGATACAGCATTTAAGGAGTCTGAGTGGTTTAATGATTTTGTAGATATGAGAAATGTTAAACTCGGTGACGAGGAAGAGTTCTGGTCAAGAGAAAAGGTTATGCTTGCTGTTGCTGAAATCAGTGGCGACCATCATGATCTGACTTTACAGTACTTAAATGAAGGTACAGCACACAAGATTCATACTAAGAAGTATGGTGTAAAGATTGGTAAGGATATTGATCTTATTTTACTTGGACGTATTGATTTCACAGAACTGACAGATAAGATTGCAGAAGCATTCGTATATAAGGTTCAGGAACTTTGCTATACAGGAATTTATGGTGCTGCTACTAAGTTACCTAACAACTCTCAGTTTGTAAAAACAGGTGCTTTATCTGCTTCTACAAAAGACAAGTTTGATACACTTCTTGAGGATGTTGGAACAGCCAATAGCGCAGAAGTTGTTATTATGGGTACAAAGACCGCATTAAAGAAACTTAATGGTCTTACAGAAGTTGATTGGAGAAGTTTATCTCAGAAGGAGGATGTTGCTAAGACAGGTCGCCTTGGTACATATGAGGGAACAGAACTCATTGAAATTCCTCAGAGATTTGCTTTCAATGATGTTACAAAGAGACTTATTGATGATAAGAGACTTCTTATCTTCGCAAAGAATCAGGAACAGTTTGTATGGTTCACAGATAAGGGCGAAACTCAGATTTATGAGTCTGGTACTCAGAAGGGTGAACACGCTGACGACTTCCAGAAATATGAAGTTCAGAGAGAAATGGGTGTTGAGGTAGTATTACCACAGTACTTTGGTCAGTGGACTCTTGAATAATAAATAAGATTGAGTGGTTAGTTTATCTAGCCACTCTTTTTATATTGGAAAGAAAGGAAAAATAAATGGCATATACAAAAAAGACTACCACAAAAGCAGTAGAAAATACTAATACTGATGTGGCTGAAAAGAAATCAGAAAAAAAGAAGTTTGAGCCAACAGAAATGATTCCATGTGTGTCTCTTACCGCAGGAGAATTATTTTATGTTGGACTTAAATCAGATACTTTATATACATTTGCAGATATTGATGACGTTCAGGAAATTGAATTTAGAGATTTGGATTATGCAGCAAGGAAGGGTGACAAGATGATGTTTAAACCTCGTTTTGTTGTGCAGGATGCAGATTTCATTGCATTACATCCAGAACTTGATGATTTATATTCTACTCTTCATTCGACAAATGATTTAAGAGATATTTTAAAGATGACTCCTTCGCAAATGGAAAAAACTATCTATTCTCTTCCAATTGGAGCACAGGAAGCATTAAAAACTATTGCAACAAGTATGGTTGATGACGGAACACTTGATTCTGTTAAGAGAATTCAGACGCTTGATTCTATTTTTGGAACAGAGTTACTTTTAAAATTAAATATGTAGTAAAGGAGGCTCACAATGACGCTTCCATACGAAACAATTTTTTCACGAACAAGAGGACGTATCAACGATCCGAAAGAACTCTTTCTTGATGAAAATGATTTACTTGAAATATATACAGAGCGATTAAGCAATGTAGTCTCTAATCCAAGAGTGCGTAGACTATTCTCTTCTCTCACACTCGATGATGAAATTCAGCAGTTAGATTTTACACTGAATAATTCAGTCGATGAAACTGCTGATATGAATTTTGTCGTAGGAATTCTTGTACTTGGAATGACGATTGAGTGGTTACAGCCGCAGGTTGATTCTATTATGCACACATCAGTAATGATAGGTGGTAAAGAGGAGAAGAAGCTACTCGACAATCATAAAAACATGATTGACCGTCTTGATTCCATGAAAATTGAATTAAATAAACGTATTCGTGATTACGGATATATGTACAATTCCTATATTAACACGGAGTCCTAATATGCAATACATATATGGTGACTTCACAAACAAGCAAATCAATGAAGCAGTTCGTGCAATGCATGGTGATATTCACAAACTACTGCTCTATAAGGACAAGACAATTGAAGAGAAAATATTTGAAGATGATGAAGCATTTCTCGTCTTCTTTGAAAATGTTATGTTTAAATTAGGTGGTACAAAAACCTTATTTAACGACAACGGACTTATGGTAACTCTTATGGCAACTTTACAAGGTGCTATGGATAATTTTAAGAGCGACCATTTTAGTTACAAAAAATTCCGTAGGGCAATCTTAGATTCTCACGGATATATTAAGCAGATGTTTGAGGGAGGTGTAAGCGATGCCGAGTCTACAAACAGCTAGGCGTGTCGCAAACGCCAAGAACAACGGTGCTAAAACAATTGGTCAGATTTATAAGGAACAGTCTGACGACATGATGAATTGGACATGGGACAATGATAAGCAGAGTAAAAAATGCTATATCTATGATTGGAAACATGATGATTCGCCAGATATAAATGTTGGTATGACATATGAGAATACCACAAAGACACCGATTGATGCGAAGATACTTGTAAGTAAGTATGGTTCTATTGATAAGGACTCTCCTACTCTACAATGTCAATTCAGACCAAAACAGAAAGAATATTTCACGGAAGACGATGAATTATTCTACATGGAAGAATATAGAAAGAAGTATCAATTAGTCGATATTTTTGTGGGTATGTATCTTGATATACCAGATAAAGACGGACTTTATCATAAACATTTAATTTGTATGAAAGATGTTGAACAAGACTTTCAGAAGTATTTCATCTTGCCTTGTGATTATTTTTTGCAGTGGATACAAACCAAAGCAGATAAAAGATATAAGAGAAGTATGTGGTGCGTTTTAAAATCACAGTCTAGTTACAACTCAGGAATTTGGGTAGATAACGTGACCGCAAGTCAACAGAATCAGGAACTTTTGTTTATTCCAACAAATGAAATATCTGATACAATCTATTACGTTTCTGAAGACAACAATAATAATCAACGGCTCATTGTAGACATTCCAAACTACTCGATTGAGAATTGGACACCTAATACATGGGTGGTGAGCAAGGTGGAACGAGTAAATGTCCGAGGAAGAACAAAACTTACTCTATATCAGAAACCATTCAATAGCAATACTGATTATATTGAGAAAGATGAAAATGGTATTATCACAGGTCTTTGGGCTAACTATTTTGATGGTACTGCTCCAACAGATCCATCTACTCCAACCACTCCCCCATCTTCCATTACAGCAAAAATTTCAGCATCTACTTCAACTATTAAAGTTGGTGGCTCTTATAAAAATCTTACAGTAAATCTATTTAATGATTCCAATGAAGATATTACAACTGAATATGCTGATGCAACCTTTACATGGACTTGCTCTATTGATAATGAAGACTGGACAGATAAAGTAACATGGCGAGCTGGTACAGAGTACAACCAAAAGAAAGTAAAGTTTCCTAGTAATACTTCTGTTATAGGCAAAATATTATCTGTTAAATGTGAAATTGTTAAGGATAACTTGTCGATTGAATCTGAAATTTTGTCGTTAGAATTAACTGAATAGGAGGTGTTTTATGGCAGAAAAATTAGTTACAAAAAATGATTTGTTAAATAAGCTTCGTGCATATAAGACTACTCCTGATGATGAAAATATTCAGTATAAGAAAAAGATTGAAAAAGCACTTATGCTTAATCCATGTCTTTTATATGCACTTAATGAGAAGTCATTAGAATCTGAACTTTTTGACGATGATGGTAATATCAACTGGGAATGGAACGAAGATACAAAAGAGTATGAACCTCTTGGGGAATGGGATAGATATTTTGGTGGAACATCCAATATCCGTCCTTATTTGTTTATTCCTGACACTCAGACGGAGGTAAAACATTATATCTGTTACCAAGTATCTTTTGATGAAATGCCTCGCTATCAGGATACATTAAAGTATACGAATGTTACATTCACTATTTTTGTTCATGGTAATGACAGAAATGATAAATTAACAGGTATTCCAAGGCATGACCTCATTGCTTCTATTATAAGAGAGCGATTTAATTGGTCTAATATATTTGGAATGCAAACACATCTTGTATCATCAAAGGAATCTACAACAGATAATAATTATCTTGTTCGTACTCTCGTATTCCAAGTTGTTGATACTAATGGAATTCATAAAACAATAGATAAAAAGTCTTCTATTATGAATTACGGTATAAGGCGGTGATTATTTGGATGTATTAGAGACATTAAACAATCTTCAATCTGCTGCTGAAGAAGATATAAAAAAGAAACAAGAAAAAAGTAATAATCCAGAATACCATTTTGACAAACTTAAAATGTATTTTGGTGAAGATTATACTATAAATGGTATTACTATTTCCATTCCAACTATAGGAGATATTTTAGATATTGGTGAATCAAAATTTTACCAAGCAATCTCTCCTTTTCTTAGTAATTCTACTTCTATTCGAGTTCTTCTTTATGATGTATTTAAAAAGGATTGGAACAAAACAAAAGATATTGAAGTGTTTTATATCTTATATCAATTGCTCGAAGATAAAGAGCCGTTAAAGCTACTATTCAAAGATTTTAGTTTTGATGGATTTGAACTAATTCAAGCAAGAAAAAATGTTGACGATCCAGAATACAATCATCTTGCACTTTTTAATCAAGATAAAAATATGATTATTTATGATGATGAATATATGGAAATTGCTGAATTTATTCGAGCGATGATGAATGTTCATCCAAAGGTTGAAAAGGCAAAAGGTAGAACAACAAAACAATGGATTTTACAAGAAGATAGAATGAAAGCAGAACAGGATGATAAAAAGAAAGGCATATCGACTCTTTTACCACTTGTTTCGAGTTGTATAAATCATCCTGGGTTTAAATATAAGTTGGAAGAATTAAAACAAGTGAATATATGTCAGTTTATGGATTCTGTAAACAGAATTCAAAAATACGAACAGGGAACGGCTGCATTACATGGGATCTATGGCGGTATGGTGTCAGCCAAAGATATTCCCGAAGACTTAATCAATTTTATGGGCGAATTATAATCGCTCATTTTTTATTGCATAAAAATAACAATTTTAAAGGAGGAAAATAATTATGGCATTTAAATTAGGTGACGTAATCGTAGATAGACTTCAGTTTGGTTACGGTGCAAAGTCTAATGGTACACCTCTGTATGCTTTAACACAGCTTACACAGGCAAATATTGATATTACTGCTGACTCAACAGATATCAATGATAAGGATGGAAACCTTGTATATCGTAAGTATACAGGTAAGAAAGGTGAGGTTACTGCAACTAACGCATTCCTTAATCTTGCTGTTGTAGAGACTATTTCTGCTACTGATGCCGAGATTGCAACCGCAGATAATGGTATTGTTATGCCGATGATTCAGATCGTAAAAGCTGGCGAGACATTGGATATTACGGGATTTGTTGAAGGTTCTATTCATGTAAATGCTCTTTCTACAAAAGGTTCTATGGGTAAGGGCGAATTTAAGAAAGGATCTGCTGCTTCTGCTACTGAATATGCAATTAAGCATACTGATGAGGTAAAAGATCCAGGAGATCAGCATGTAACAACTCCTGCGAGTGATGTATTAACACCGCCTATTGCAGATGATGAAACTCAGTATATTATAAAGTATAAGAAGACAATTAAGAGTGGAGCAAAGATTACTAATTCTGGTAAAAAGTTCCCTAAGTCTCATGAGTTGTTCTTCAAGGCACTTGTAGTAGATAAGTGTGAAACTGATGTATTAAAAGCAGCTATCATTCATATCCCTTCATTTATGCCAAGTCCTGAATTCTCACTTGCATTACAGGGTGGTGATTCTCAGACGATGGATTATAAGGGTTCTATGATGTTAAATGCTTGCTCTACAGACGGAGAACTTTTCTCTATTTATTATATTGATGAGGAAGAGGACGACATCGAATTATAAGGACACGTAGGGCAGTTAAATTACTGCCCTATTCTTACAAGGAGGAATAATGTCAAAGAAAGAATTGAGAACTTGTGTGCTTTGCGGTAAAACTTATTCGTTTTGTCCAGTTTGTAATCCAGAAGACCGTTTGAAGCCAACATGGTATTTTTGTTGGTGTTCAGATAATTGTCATGAAATTGATGAAGTGACTTCTGCTTTTGAAGATGGACGTATGACAGATATTGAAGCTAAAGAGAAGTTAAATAAATTGGATTTAAGCAGAAAAGAATATTTTGGTGAAAGCTATAAGAATTCTATTGCTTCTATCATGAAGACAAAAGCGCAAGTTATTAAGAAAGAAAATAAAAAGACAGAGGTTAAATCTGTCAAAAAAGATATTGTTACAAAAGTCGAAAAAGAGGCTAAAAGTAATGTTGAATAGTGATTTTAAAATAAGGGATTATAACATAATACACTATTCAATGTTGTAATCCCTATTTTTTACGCTATTCAACCGAGGAATAAAAAAGGATGATAATTGAAAGTAATTTAAAACCAAGAAATTACACCGAAAAAGAAGTTGTTCGTATATATAATCGAGATCAACAAACTTTTTACATCGACTCTAATGTTTATCCAGTGGATGTATATACGAGTTATAGTCCTAAATGTGAAAAGAAAATTATTATAATGACTTTTATTAGAAACGACACAAAAGAAGTTTATAAGAAATGGTGTAATCATGAATTAACATAGGAAGGAGGAAACTATTATGGCAGTAACTGAAAAAGATATTACATTGTGTGGTCATGGATCAGGAACTCCGTCTACTAAAAATATGTATACATATCTTGAAAGCAGATACAAAAGCATTGCTCCAAACGGAAAACATAAGGGAGTTATTGCAGTAAGACGATTAAAAAAAATTACTGATTCTGGACGAAAAAAGTTTCATGACACATACAAAACCATTCTAGGTCGGAACTCATATAATCAGTCGTTACGACCATATGTATATACTCCATATAAGGGGAAGTATTATTCAGACTGCTCTTCTAGTGGATGTGCTACGTTTAAGAAAATTGGATATAGTGTACCGTTACTAAATACGGCAGGAATTTATACAAGTTCATTGTTTGAAACTGTTCCTGTAAAGATTAAAAATGGTCATATTACAAATCCTGAAATTTTAAAGGTCGGAGATGCAATATTGTTTGTTGGAACTGATCCGTCTCGTCCAAAGCAGATAGGACATGTTGAATTTATTTATACAATCACTTCTACAGCTAATAAGCCTACATCAAATAAAAAATCAAGTTATTATCCTAAGTGTGCAAGTAAGTGTACTACTATTTCGTCTGCATTGGATAGTATCAAAGTAGATTCATCAAAAGCACATCGTACTAAAATTGCAAAAGCTAATGGAATTGCTGGGTATGTAGGAAGTTCAGATCAAAACACACGACTTCTTTCATTATTAAAAGCAGGAAAACTCAAAAGAGTATAAATTATAGGAGGAAAAGTCATGAATAAAATTAACTGGAAAGTTCGTTTTAATAAAGAAAATATTTTATTTATTTCGCAAGTTATAATTTCTGTTGTAATTCCGATTCTTACGTACTTTGGTTTACAAGCTTCAGATTTAACAACTTGGTCAAAAGTATGGGAAACATTTGTACAAGCAATTAGTAATCCATATGTAGTAGTAATGGTATTAGCTTCATTATTTAATGCAATTACCGATCCAACAACAAAAGGAATTGGAGATTCTTCTATTGCCCTAACTTACAACAAACCTAAAGATTAATGTGGTGTGTTATGGACGAAATAGAAGCATTATTTAATCTTCCGTATCCAACTATCATAATGGGTGTGTTTATTTTTATTCTCGGTATTGATAAAATAGTGTATTTATTTTTGAAAATTAAAAAGACTTTTAGGATAAAATTTGGATTTGAAGAAGATAAAAAAACAATTGAAGACAGAATAACCACTTTAGAAAAACATGATAATTGGCAATACAAAGAAATATCTAAAATGTCAAAGGGTATAGATGATATAAAATGTCAATTAACTGAAAAAGAAAGAGCTGATAAAGAGCGGACAGTTGCGACATTAAGAAATCAGTTATATGGATTACATGCTAAATTTTCTGAAAAAGGTTATGTTGACAATTCTGGATTAAAAACTTTTACGGAGTTAGGGAAAATTTACGAAGCCGCTGGGGGCGATGATATCTATCATGATAAATTAAAGCCAGAAGTAATGTCGTTACCAATTAAGGATGAACCCTAATACTTTTATTATACCATAAAATCCAGTAATTCAACTTATGAATTTCTTCCTTATTATATATGTATAGAAAAACAGATTATACACAGACTAAATACATGAAGAATGAAATAGGCAGATATAGGTATCAACAGAATATGTCAATATCAGAACTTGCGAGACGTACAGGATTGTCAGCAACTGCAATATCCAATCTCGAGAATGGATATACTTCTGATATACTACTCTCTCATGCAGTATCTTTATCTCATGTATTACATGTTGATTTGTACGATTTGTTTTGCATAAAGAGATAAGGAGAATTGATATGGAGAAAACATTTTACAATGTAATCTGTGAAGAATTGGAATTATTGGGTGGTAAAGTAATTCATGTTGACAAGAACTTTGGAAATATGAATGAAGTACATAATTTCGTGATAAGTAATATTGATAAATATCCCAATGCTCATTGGGAATTGCGACTTATCATATTTAAAATTTAATATTTAAAAGAAAGAGCGGCTTCTTCGGAAGCTGCTCTTTTGTTATGTAAAGGAGTGAAAGGAAATAGCACAGAATCCAGGAAAGGTTTTTGAACAGTCGATTAAAGATTCTGTCCCAAATACATGTTGGATTTATCGCTTCAGGGATAATGCAGCATCGTTTGGGAATGGAAATAATACTAGATTTGCTAGTAGTAATATTTGTGATTATCTTCTATTTGATGATGATTCAAGGACATTGTATTTGCTCGAATTAAAATCAACTCAATCAACAAGTCTTCCATTATCAATGATTAGAGATAATCAAATTAAATCTCTGCAAGAAGCAAGTGAACATAATCTTGTCGCAGGATTTATTTGTAATTTTAGGAATGAAAACAACGACACATTCTTTATAGAAATCTGCGATTTCGTAAAGATGATGGAGAATATAAATAAGAAGTCGTTCAATATTAACGACTTGAAAAATAATAATGCTGTTCAAATAAATAGCAGAAAGAAACGAACTAGATATACATATGACATTCAGAAGTTTGTCAACGAGTCACATTTGTAAAGGAGAAAAAGGAATATGAAACTTTTAGAGTTTGTAGAAAAGTATAACAACATGGCAAATAACACATTAAAGGAACAGTTATTAAGTAAAATCAAAATTACACCATATGTGTCAATCATCAAGAAAGATGCTTACGCACAGTTGATTGTAGATAAGACAACATTTGAGCAAGAATCTTATGATGATAACGGAGTAACAAAATATCGTAAAACAGATAAGATTAGAGTAAATTCTGTTGCTCAGTATGTACAGTTTTGTCGTGCTGTTATTAAATTATATACCGACCTTGAGATTGACGAGGATGATAAAGGATTCATCAAGGGATATGATGCACTTAAATCATCTGGCTTACTTGATGTTTTAATGGTTGGTTCTGATAAAGCTGATCCACTTATTCCTATGAGTGAATTGAGTGAATTTAAAACCATTTTAACAATGAAGCAGTCAGATACTCAGTTTAATGAGACAACTACTCAGGCGTTTATTAGCAAACAGATTGGAAGGATTTCTGATTTGGCAAATGCTACTCTAACACAACTTGTTGATGTTGTAAGTAAAAAACTCGATGAGATTCCAAAAGAAGATTTGGAAGGAAAAATTCTTGAATTTGTTAAGAAAGGTAATTTCAAAGAAGTCTAAGTAAATTCAAATTTCTTGTGAAATAAACAGGCTTTATGCGTGTTACAGCGTATAGAGCTTTTCTTATGGAGAGTGGTGATACTGCTCTCCTATTTTAGTGTGGAAAAATTGAAATTTTTTGAGGTGATGAAATTGGCAAAAAATATGTATGCAGATTTTAAAAAGAAGTTAGACAGAATTGAAAATCATATTGCAGAAGAAGTCGCACCACAAGCAAATGAACTTCTAAAAGAATCTGTTAGATATTCATTAATAGATTGGTACAACGACTATACTCCACAGTCTTATGAAAGAACATATAACTTCATGAAAATTCTTGATTCTACAAGAACACGAGGAAAAGGAAATGTTCTTCGTTTTTCGGTTGATTTAGGTGCAATGGATTCATATGTCGGTTGGCTTGGTCAAAGTTTACAGCCAAGTACAGCTTTCGATTATATGTTTATGGATGGAGAACATGGTAATGGAAAATGGATGATGCATCAATCATTACCTCCGTATATGTATGTTGAACGAGACATTGAAAGTGGATTTGATGGTCGCTTAGACAAAATTATAAATAACAGAATAGAACAAATTTTGAGAAAGTGAGGTAGAAAATGCCAGGTACATATCAGTATGATGTAGAAATTAAATCAAATGTAGCAAAACTACTTTCAGATATGAAACAAGTACAAGACAGATTAGACACTGTTGAGGGCAAAGAATATAAAATCAAATTGAATGTCGATGAAAAGAAATTATCCAGTGTAATTTCTAATCTCGAAAAGATGCTTGATTCTCTTGGTAAAGGAACAGGTGATTTTAAACAGTTTGAGAATTTATCAAAAGAGTTATCAAGTGTTGTCTCAGAAGTACAGAGTTTAAGTAAAGCTTTTGGCAAAGTAGATGATTCTGGTGCTAAAACACTACTCTCTTCTATCCAGAACATTGATAAGTCACTTGCTGAACTAAGTCGGAATATTCTCAATGTTAATAAAAACATGAGCAATATGGGTGGCAATACGGGTGGTGCTGTCAAACAGGTGGAGAATATTAGTAATGCATATCAAGATGCTGCTAAAGAAGCTGAGAAGTTGGCTGATGCACAGAGTAAGATTGGAAAGAAAACGAATATTTCATATACTTCTACAGAATCTGCTACTAATTCCATAAAAGAAGAGAATAGTGTATTAGAGCAGAATACTCAGAAAATTAAGGAAAATACACAGGCAAAAGAACAGAATGCAAATGTAAATCTTAATAAGTATGATAAACGGTTAGATTCTTATAATGGTAAGATTGATAAATACAAGACAACTATTGATAGATTTAATGATGGTGGTTGGTCAAGTGATACATATTTAAAAAATGTACAAGCTGTCAAGAATGCCGTTAATGAGTATGAAACTCTGCTTAATGAATTAAAGGGCAAAGATGCTAGTTTGGTGACAAGTGATGATATTTCCAAATTGGACGAGTATGAAAAGAAAATCAAAGATACTATCGCTACTGTCACTAATATATCAGCTTCTGAAAAGGGATATAACTTTGTTTCTGGTCAGAAAGAATTAGACAAGATTCACAAACTTCTCAATGAAAATAGTAAGATGTCTTCTGAGGCAAAAGCTAAAATCAAAGCTTACTATGCAGAAATTGAAAGCGGTAATCCTAGTATGAGTCTTGACAAGATTCATGGTGAAATCTTAAAGATTTATAATGCTGAAGCTGAAGCTGGTCGTGCTGGCAGAACATTATGGGACACCTTAAAGAATAGCGGATTCCATCAGATTGCTGCGCAGATGGCAGGAATGGTTGGCGTGTATGATGTTATTAATCTTGGTAAAGAAGGTTTAAGTGTCGTAAGAGAACTTAATACCGCTCTCACAGAAATGCGAAAAGTATCTGATGAATCTTTGCAAAGTTTAAAAAATTATCAGAATACAACATTTGATACGGCAGATGCGGTTGGTACAACTGCAAAACAGATACAGACAAGCACTGCCGACTATATGCGATTGGGTGAGTCGCTTGATGAAGCTTCCGAAAGTGCGAAAACAGCAAATGTACTCCTGAATGTATCTGAATTTAATAATATTGAAGATGCAACTAAGTCACTTGTTGCTATGGGACAAGCGTATAAAGACTTAGATAAAATGACCATTGTTGATAAGCTTAATGAAGTAGGTAATAATTATGCAATATCAACAGATGAATTAGCCACTGCCCTTCAAAAATCATCAGCTACTCTCTCACTCATGGGAAATACGATTGATGAGGCTGCAAGTTTAGTCACTACAGCGAATGCAACGATTCAGGACGCAGATAGTGTTTCAGCAGGTTTACGCACGATTTCTCTTAGATTGGTTGGTACAGAAGAAGCCGAAGAAGAGCTTTCTGCAATGGATGAGGAAGTAGATGCTTTCGTAAAAGCAACAAATTCAAAAAAACAACAGATAATCAAAGATTATACTGCCGTAGCTTCTAACAATTATCAAGGTTTTGATATTCTTGATAGTAATGGAAATTATAAAAATACATATCAAATCCTCCTCGGTATAGCCAAAGTCTATAAAGAGATTCAGGAACAAGATAAAAAATTGGGAACAAATCATGCCACAGCTTTAATTGAAGAATTAGCGGGCAAAAACCGTTCGAATATTGCTTCAGCGATACTGCAAGATCCGACACAGCTTGAAGCTGTTAAGAAATCTTCAGAAGAAGCATTGGGATCAGCAAAAAACGAATTAAACTCTTATCTTGATAGTATTGATGGTAAAATGGCACAGTTGGAGAATCGTGCGCAGGAGTTCTGGTTTAAGGTGATAGACTCCGAAACTATTAAGAATGGTATTGATTTATTATCCACTCTGATTAAAGGTACTACTGATTTTGTAGATACAGTTGGATTGTTACCAACTATTCTTACAGGAATTGTAGCAGCATTATCTTTTAAAAATGTCGGCATTGATACGTTAGTGGCGTATTAATCAAATCATTGTTATTGTTTTGAACGTACCGACATCATAGGGTTTCTAACGGATACGTTAGTTTGGACTATGATAAGTATGCTATACATACGATAAACGAAGACGCAATATGCGAGGAAGGCTGTAAAACTCATGGTACTACTCTATTATAAGGAAACTAAATAGACATAGTAAAAATTCATGAATTCAGTTGGTTCGCAGGGATAGACCTTTAAAATGGTAAGCCCTCAGAGAGTGACAACCGTTGGTGGTAGTTATATGAAACGATGCTACTATAATATGCATTCCGTACTCATGACACGACATGTTAAATGATGTGAACTTATCTCATATCTCGTGTAAATCAGTTTGACCTCTCAGTTCCTAGAGGTAGATAAGATGGAACAAAACCAAGAAATCTTGATTTCAATCGAGTAAAATAGAGAATAATAAAATAGCACCACAAGTTGCTGTTCTTGTAGTGCTAAATTGTCTTTGAGATTACCGAAAATCAAAGACTCTCTATATTGTAACATTGGGGGTAGTACATAAAATTGGTGTATGTACAAATTTATTGTATCAAATTGCCATAATTTTACAATCCAGAACGTAAGTTTGTCGAATAATGCAGAAAGAAAAATATTCAAATTTTGAATAATTCTATTTACAAAATTTTACAATTATGCTATTGTGAAAATATAAAAATTTTTGCATTTTTTGAAGGAGGCAAACTGGATGGAAGATATTAAAACAAGTCCGAAAAGTTTAAGATCGTTGGTTGGTGAAATCAATAAGGGAAAATATAATTTTGACTTACCAATTCAACGTAGAGCTGGTATTTGGAAACCAAAAGAGAAGTCATTGTTTATTGATACTTTGTTAAGAAACTACCCTATTTACCCTGCACTTGTGAATAAACACAGTGACACAAAAGAGATTGATGTAGTTGATTTTAAGCAACGTTTTACTACAATCGCAGCCTTTGCTAATGACGAATTTAAATTATCAAAGAATTTAAAACCATTAACAATTGATGGGACTGAATACGAAATCGCAGGAAAGAAATTTTCTAAGCTTGACGAAACTGTTCAGTCAAGATTTAATGACAGAGATATTTCTATTATAACAATGACAGATGCAACCGAAGAAGAAATTGTTGATATTTTTGAAAGAATAAATATGGGACACCAACTTTCAAACGGACAGAAAAGAAGCACTATTGAAAGCAATGAAGTTAGAGAAATTATTTACTCTATTGCTGATCATCCATTCTTTGAAAAAGTTTTATCTCCTGCCCAGTTTAAAAAGAACCTTGACAGAGATATTGTTATTCAATGTTTAATGCTTACAGAAAAGACAGATAAAAACAATTTTACTTCATTTAGAGATGTAGATATGAATAAATTTATTATGTATTATAATGATAAGATTGCAGATCCAAATGAAAAACAATTTGCAGAAAAGAAAATTGAAAATCTGCGCAAAGCATTAGATAGGTTGAATGAAGAACTTCCAGAAGATGTAAAAATAAAAGCAAGTACAATTCCAATGTGCATTTATGGAATGTACCGTATGGTTAGAGATTCTAAATCTACTTCTAAATATATGGAATGGTTGAACGAATTTTTAGCATCATATGATACGAACTTGGATTATTTGCAATACTGCTCTAATGGTACATCTAATAGTGATATGGTAAATGGACGATTGCAGTTCTTTAAAGATGCTATAAAGGAAATTGGATAAATTATTTTGGAATATTTTTCATATATACAAATTAAGATATATATGATAAAATAGATTAGCGGAGCGTAAACATACGTTCTATATTGCATTATTATTATCTTTGATATATAATAAATGCATAAATAAATTTTGGTAGCTCATATATGAGTGAATATTTATGTTCTGTCAAATGGCAGGAAGGGGGTTTGTTATAAACTCCCTTATTTATTTTTAAAGGAGAAAATGATATGCATAGAGTTATGGTTTTTATTGATTATCAAAATTTTAATATAAATCTTAAAGAACATTATAAAGGCAAAACATTTAAACCAATTAATTATTGGGCTTTAGGTAAGGCGATAAATGAAATAATACCATTTCAATCAGAAGTTTTAAAAACTTATTTATTTGCTTATAAGCCATGCGATGATCTAATGAAGATAGAAAGCTACTCGAAATATTATGAATGGCTTACTAAATTAAAGAAAACACCATATCTTGAAATTATTGAAGGTAGACAAGAATTACGAACTTATGATGATATAAAATTAGATATAAATGATCCTAGAACTTATTATACAGAGGAAAAAGAAACTGATATAAACCTTGCTACTCATATGGTAGCAAAAGGATTTCAAAATGCATATGATATTGCGGTGCTTGTATCGGGAGATACTGATTATATAAAAGTTGTAGAAACATTACACAATATTGGTAAAATTGTTGTAATAGCTCATTTTAAACATCAAAATGTAAGCCGCTATGATGATATTTGCGATTCAAATATTATTCTATATGATAATGTATTAAATCAAGCAGTAAACAAGAAATATAATGAAACAAAAGAGCAGGACTAATCTCCTGCTCTTTTACTATGTATGTGTTTTTGTTAAATTTATGGATTACAAACACTACAAGGTTCATATCCTTCTGCTATAGCATCGTTTATATCAATTGCAATTTTACTATTCCATAAATATCTACATCCATCTTTATGATATTTTGAGCCATTTTCGGTGATATAAACTGTATATGTATTATTTTCTTCAGAATAATCATTATTATAATAATCACTGTCATAATAAGCATCTTCATATGATTTATAAGATTCTATTTGTTTTTTAAGATCAGAAATTGTATCATCTTTTTCGTCAAGAAGCTTATTTAGATCATCTATTGTAGATTGTTTGTCTTTTAAATTAGACAGTTGCTTATCCTTTTCGTTTAATTTTATTTCTAATCCGATTCTATTGTTTGTTAATTCTTTTATTCTGGACAAATATTCATTGTTTTTTGATTTTAAATTCGATTTTTCTTTTTGTAACTTTGAATTTTTTGATTTAAGTTCAATTATTTGATTATTTTCTGAATTTAATTCGTATAAAGAGTAAATATCTGTACCAGTTAATATAGTGATAATTAAAAGTAGAAAAATTACAAGCTTCTTTTCTTTTGTGAATTTTTTCATAATTAAAACTTCCTTATAGCTGTTGAAATAAATATATCTAAAAAGAGAATATATAAATATGAGGATAACATAATGTCATCCTCATACCATTGTGCACCGTGTTACACTAAACACTCAAATTTTCTAGCAGAAATTAAAATAATTATGTAAGTTATTTGCGTTTAATTTTGAACCAGAGATGTTTGCCAGCATGTAGTTCAAAATACTTTACACTTCTTACAACATTGCAAGCTAATAATATCGCAATTATTGCAAGTAAGGTAAACGCAAAGGCAATTGCGATCGTGCAAAAACACGAAAGCAAAATTGTAAAAATCTGTTCCATATCTCACCTCCCTTCTGATTATTAAGTAATCGTCTTGGGAAGTTATATGGGACAGAACGTCCAGAATTGTATAAACTTCTGATGTGAATACACCTTCGCTTTCTATGGTTCTAAGCCATTGGTGTATGGTTAATGAGTTACATCTGTATATATACAGGTTAAATTTATTGTAGCACAGCATTCCATATTATGATAGTCTGAACATATGTTTACCATTTTGCTCCACAATTTTTACAGTGCATTGTGTTTCTTACATCTGAACTGAACAATCCAAATATTGCACCGCCAAATATTTTCTTACCAGTTGAAATCTTTTCTACATTAAGTGAGCCACAGGTAGGGCATTTTGGCATGTTCTTACCACCATTGCGAAAAGCTATTTTAACATCCGCACCTTGACGTATTGCATCACCGATAGCCATATCTCGTTCATATTCGGCAGATTTTTGTGCTTTGATTCTGTCTCGATTATTAAAGAGATATTCATCAAATTCTGGTGAAGATTTTACGCACTCTTCTATGAATTGGTCTTTTTTGTTTTTATCAATAGTATCATGGTCAATTTCACCATTCCAGACTAATAAATATTTATCTGGAATAGGGTAACAAATTGATCCACATATATCACAATCGTTTTTTTCAGTACCAAATTTCATCCATACTCTTCCGCATTTTTTACAATACATTAACATGATAATATACCTCCAATTTATGAAAATTGTATCACATATAATAAAATTTGGCAAGCATTCAAACAGCTTGTATTGATAATATAGTATGATATTCAAAACATTTGACAGTGATAAAGATACATTTTCATCAAAATTTGGAATATTTGGAAAATCATTTGAAGATATTGGAAATAGATTTAAAAAAGTTTCTAATGAATTAATTGAAACAAATGATTATACAATATCAAATATTGTGAATGCATGGAAAAATTCTTCTATTAAGAAAGATTTAAGTGATAAATTTATTATTACTAAATCTGATATACAAAATAAATTAAAAGACCTTTCTGTTTATGATCAAGATCCATCTAATATTTTGGCTTCACTTCTTAATAATAAAGAAAAAATAGAAACTGGTCAAAAAACTTGGCAGGATTATTTTAATTGCCTAAAAGAAGGCGAAAAATGGAAAGTAAAATTTGTTCAAGAAAATGACTTAACTAAAGTATCTCTTGATGATGTAAAAAATGCTCAGAATGCAGCAAAACAGTCTGCTATTGCTTATAATAATGGATTAGAGCAAATGACCATTGGTGCTAAAGCTGCTAATATTGCTTTAGAAGGATTAAAGATGGCGGCAAATATGATTGCTGGTATGCTTATCGCAGAAGGCATCCAACTGGCTATCACAGCAATAGATAACTGGATTCATCGTGTCGAGAAGGCAAATGAAGCTATGGATAAAGCTACTAGTGAATATGCTTCTGCGAAATCCGTACTAGAAGAAACGACATCTCAGTTAAACGAACAAAATAAACGAATTGATGAACTTAATAAGAAAGATAAACTTACCTATGTTGAACAGGAAGAATTAGACAAATTAAAAGAAGCTACTCGACAGTTAGAGCTTCAAAAAAATATTGAAGAAAAAGAGAAGGCTAATTCTGCGCGAGAGGCGGCAGATAAAACAGTAACTGCATTTAATAAGCAATATGGGAAAGGTGATATTGATAAAAATGCGGTTGATACTCAACTTGCTCAGTCAAAAGCAACTGGCGTATTTCAGGAAGCTCGAAACAGCGATGATATTGTTGGCAATTTAGCATCTTTTGAATATTATACGGAGCAGATGGAAAAGACACAAAAGAGATATAACAAAGCCTTGAAATCTGGTTCTAAGGATGATATTAAGTATTATGAAGAGAATTTACAAGATTGTATTGATACTGTAGATGAATATACAACATCATTAAATAATAATATTGAAGATCTCACAAAGAAGAAGAACAATCTTCAAGATGCCTATGATAATGCTGTCAAAAAGAAGTCTAATGGAGAATCTTTGTCTTCCGATGAAAAAAATACAATTTCAAAATATCAAGAAATTGCAGACATAATTAAGTTAATCTACTCTTACACTGACAAAGTAGGATGGAATAATTCTCAGATTTCAGAAATTTTCAATACAAACGGAATTGAGAAATCAAAAGAAGATCTTCAACAATTGGCACAAGAAGGTAAGCTTACAGAGGAAGAATTACAAAAATATCCTAATCTCATGAATGCGATTAATAGCGCAGAGTTTTTAGGGGAAAAAGATTCTAATCTTAAAGTTTTCTGTGATGATTTGAATGCTGGTGTGGATGCTATTGAAGATACGGGTAATGCTGCTGATTCTGCTGCCCCATCTATCGCTTCTTTTGACGAAGCATGGCTCAATCTCAAAAACACAGACGATTCCGATTTAAAAGGTGCGGCAGATGACCTTCTTGACCTTGCAAATGCAGGACAATTAACAGGAAACGCACTTGAAGGTTTGGCTGGTGGTCAGCAGTTGATGAATGAAACAGGTTTATCAGCAGAGGCACTTGCACAGAAAATAAATGGTCTTGTAAACGCTTCTACGCAGCTCTCTTCTATGTCTACACAGATTTCTAAGATATCTGATATGCTTGCTGACAAGAAAAATGGTACAGTTGCATCCGCTTCTGATTTAGCAGGATTTGATGTTTCAGTCCGTGGTCTTGAATCATGGGATAAGTTTGAAGAGGTAATGGGTAGTTCTGAATCTAGCATGGATCAGTGCCAGAAAGCAGCCAATGCTCTTGCTACTGAATGGGTAAATGATGGCAACTTCTTGGCAAACCTTACTGATGAAAACAAACAGTATTATATCACTCAGCTTGAAGATATGGGTGTTAAAAATGCCGAGCAAATTGTAATAGAGGCTCTGACAAAAAAAGAAGAAGAACTTAGGTTTGAAAAACTTCTTTCTGCTGATGCATCTACAGATTTTCAAAATGCAACAGTTGCAGATATTCTTAAGCTTCAAAATCTTGGTGATATTACAGAACAAGAAAAAGCAAAATTGGCAGCTTTCATATTGGAAAAACAGTATTGTAATAAAAATACTATTGTAACTGATGCAGATTGCCAAAATATCTACACTCTTGCTAAAATGGCTGGTGCAGGCACAGAAGCTTTAAATAAACTTGCCGCATTAAAACAGCGATTGTCTGATAATCCAATTATGTCTAACGAAATGCGCAATAATATTAACAGTGCAATTCAGGATATTGTAAATGGTGTAACAACTTCAGCTGGTGCAAAGTTAGATATACCACAAGTGAAAGTAAATTCTTCTGGTTCATCAAGTTATAAATCTCCGTCATCAAAAAAATCCAAATCTAAATCAAAAACAAAGTCTGATGCAGCCGAAGTATTTGACTTTATTGAGATTAAACTTAACAATCTTACAGACAAGGCATCTAAGGCTAAAGACAAGATTGATGATCTTCTCACATTCGGTCAGAAGAAAAATCAAACCAAAAAAGCAATCGAAGCTACAACAAAGGCTATTACTGCACAGGAAAAAGCATACAAGAAATACATGGCATATGCCAATAAAGCTGCGAAAACACAGAATAGCAAAAAGACAACTTCATCATCTTCATCATCCTCCTCTTCTTCTACAGGTGGAAACGCTTTGTATGATGCTGCTACAAATTACCTTGGATTGAAATATGTTTGGGGTGGCGCAAGTCTTACAAGTGGTGCTGATTGTTCTGGATTTACACAGCAGATTTATAAGAAGTTTGGTGTAAGTTTACCACATCATGCGGCTGACCAGGCTAAGATGGGAACAAAAATTACATCGAAGAAAAATTTGCAAGCTGGTGATTTAGTATTCTTTGGAAGCAAGAACAACATCACGCATGTAGGTATTTATGGTGGAGACGGTAAGTTTATTGAATCCCCTCATACTGGCGCATCTGTAAGAGTTTCCAAACTTTCATCTCGTAAGGATTTTGTGTCTGGTTCACGTTTTAGTGGAATAAGTGGTTCTACAACGACAAGCGGAAAGAATGCAAAAAAGATAAAAGGTGTATCGTCCAAGACGCTTGAACATTACAAGAAACTTATCCGTGAAGGAACACTTGGTTCAGATGGTATCGCTTCTATTAAGAATGAAAACCTGAAAAATGCATTAAAGGATTATCAGACCTATTATGAGAAAGCAAAAGCTTGCAAGGAACAGGTTGCCAGTCTTACGGATCAGTTAAAGGATTTATATGAGACTTTAGCGAACAACCCGATTGACAGTGCTTCTGATAAGATTGAGAAACTTGGAACAAAGATTGATATTCTGAATGCCAAGGTAGGTAATCTTACATTTGATCCAACAAAGAAAATCGGCACGTCTGATATTGATGGTCTATATAAACAGATTATTAAAAACTACAATAGCCAGTTATCAGCTTCAAAAACTGCTTATACTGGTGCAACAAAGAGTTATAAATCCAATAAGAGTTCTCTTACAAAGTCTCTAAAAAAAACAAAAGCTAAAAACATTGGTCTTACTCAAAAGGAATTTAATTCTATTAAGAGTAATTTAAAATCCAATAAGTCAATTTCGTATAATCTTATTAACAAGATTGAAAATGACACTCTTAGGGAAAAGTGCATAGCACATAATGAATATCTTCTTGCAAAGAATACCGCAACTGATAATTATAATCAGGCTAAAGAGGATTATACCTCTAATGTTCGTCAGGCTAGGAAAGATCGCTTTGATAAGGTGCAGGCAAGGTATGATAATAAAGCTGGGCTGATTGAGCAGAGAAAGAACTCTGTCTCCAATTCCCTTAATATAGCTGAAGCAAAAGGTCAGTTGATTGGTGAGGCTTACTATACACGTCAGGCAAATGCCGTCAAGTCTGATATGAAGCTTAAACAAGAAGAAGCTGGAAAACTTGCAAAGAAATTATCTACGATTAAGTTTGGCAGTAATGAATGGTATGAAGCACAAGAAGCTTTAAATGGTGTCTATGAAGCCATTCAACAGGACGAACAGGAACTCGCAGAATTCCAGGAATCTATTAATGAGTTGAAGTTTGACCGTTTTGACGAATTACTTAATAAGCTTGGAGACATCACAGACGAGACAGATTTCTTAATTGACATGCTTGATTCTGACAATCTGTTTGACAGTGATACAGGAATGATTACGCAAGATGGAATCACTGCTATGGGATTGACCGCACAGAATTATGATACATATCTTGCGGAGGCTCAAAAGTACAAAGATGCTATTGCTGATCTGAATGAGATGTATAATAGTGGAGAAATTGGTCTTACAGATTATAATTCTAAACTTCGTGAATATCAGCAAGGTCAGCGTGATTCTATTAAGTCTGCAAATGAAGCAAAGAAGTCATTAGTTGCCTATGTAAAGCAAGGATTAGATGCACAAAATGATGCTTTGGAAGAAGCAATTTCGAAGAAAAAGGAATTGTTAGAAACCGAAAAGGATTTAAAGGAGTTTCAGGATAAGATTGCCGATCAGAATAAAAACATAGCAAAGTTGCAAAAACAAATTGCAGCTCTTGAAGGTGATGATTCTGAGGAAAATCGTAAAAAGTTACAACAACTTAAATCCGATTTGAAAGATGCCGAAAAAGAACAGTCAGATACTTTGTATGATCGTTCTGTATCCGATCAAGAAAAAGCACTCGATGATATGCTCACCAAGAGTAAAGAGTCTGCTGAAGACTACCTGAAAGATACCAATAAGGTCTTCTCTGATGCTCTCACATATGTTAATGCTAACTCTTCACAGGTTGCATCAAACATTGAGAAAATTGCAAAGGATACTGGTTATGATGTGTCTACTTATATTGTGAATGCTTGGAAAGATGGTGGCGATGCTGTAGGGGATTATGCAAGTACATTATCTTCTAACATTCCAAACATTACTGCACAGCTTGGATTGATTGCGTCTTCATGGCAATCTATTTGTAAAGCTGCGGATGAAGCTGCTGAAGCAAGTGCTAAGTACGCAGAGACAAAAGTTACAGACACACAAGGTATTGGATCATCAAACGATTCAGGAACTTCAAGCGGAAACGGTTCTGTTTCTTCTGGAAGTAATGATGATGACAAGCAACAGGAATTGAATAAACTCAGAAAGAAAGCAAGTGATATTACAGAATGGATATCTAAGCATTCAGTATCGGCAACACACAAGAAATCGTATTATGGTTCTCTTAATCAGTACCTCTATGATAAACAGCATGGACAAGTTCTGAGTAAAGCTAATGAAGTTGCCCTTGCGAAGAAACTTGGTGTATCTGTAAAAAGTGATTTGTCTGGTAAAAACGATAGAGAGAAAATTACTTCGGCTCTCAAGAAACTTATAAAAGACGCTTCATTCTCAACTGGCGGTGTAGCCACAAATCTTGTTAAAATTTCAGGTGAAGATGGTATCAGTTTTATACAACGTGGCGAAGCTGTATTTTCTAAAGAAGATACTCAAGCATTGTTGAGTTTTAAGCCTGTTATTCCACAGATCAACTCTATTGTTGACAATCTGAAGAACATTCCCGAGAAAGTTTCATCACAATCTCCTACTTATCAAATCGACAACAGAACTATTGTTGAAGGTGTCGCTACAGACCAGATTGTTAAACAAATGGAAGGTGTTGCTCAGAAACAGGCTGAAAATGTTGTAAGAAAGATCAACCAAGCAACTTATGCCAAAGGCGTAAGAAAATAATTTATGGAGAGGATGTAATAGTCCTCTCCTATTTGATTGGAGGAAAACATATGTCAGAAGTGACTAATGAAAGAAAAGTAAGTATTCTCGAAAAACTGCTTCTTGAACGTGATGAACAGATTCGGAAGTTACAGGAAGAGAACACTGAATTAGAGAAAGAAATTGAAAGTTTTGGAAATGATATTCAGGAATTACAAGATATTATTTCTGAGACACAAAAGTTAAATAGAGAGTTTTCTGGCACTAACAGAGAAATGAAAAAACTCAAAAAGAAATATGAAAAAGAAATGAAGAAAGTGATGTAAAAAGAAAGGAGGCTACCATGACAATTCAAACTCGTGGTTTTACTTTTGATAATAAAACTTCTTATGAGTATGGACTGATGGTATGTGAATTTGACGGGAATACTCCATCTGATACAACAGGTGGCAATATTGAATTTACACTAACCTCCTCTCCTATTCAAAATAGATGGTGTAAAAATGGAAATGCAAATTATTCAGAAGCGATTAAGTTTGAATTCCAAGTTATGAAACAGAATTTTGAGCCAATTGATTCATATGAGTATTCTGCAATTGCTCGATGGTTACAGAGGAAAGATGATTATAAGGAATTCACAGTTACACGATTAGATTATGATACAGTTCATTTTAATGCACAATTAAATGTATCTCCTATTTCTGTTGCAGGTAATATTATGGGGATTACAATCACAGGGACAACAGATGCCCCATTTGGGTTTGGACAGTTAATTACATTAAAGGCAACAACAGAAAATGGTATTGGTATGTTAAAGTTCGCAGATATGAGTGATGAAATTGGTTATATTTATCCTGATGTTGAAATTGACGTTTCCAGTGCTTGCAATCTTAAAATTATCAATGAAACATCGGGTGAAATTTTCAAGCTGAATAATTGTATCAATAATGAAGTTATAAAAATTGATGGAACAATCTTAGAAATCACTTCTACAGCTATATCCCATAAAATCTACAATGATACCAACTACAAGTTCCCACGTATTGTAAACGACTTAAATAAAAGGACAAATATATTTAAAATCGAGGGTAATTGCACTCTTACGATGAAATATAGACCAATAAGGAAGGTGGTGATCTGATGGCAGTTCAATCGTTTAATTTACCTGTTGACTTCTTGAACAATCTTGAAAAACCAATTATCTACATTGCTAAAAAGGATAAAACTTTTCTTGGTACAGTAAGCATCTATGATGATTTATCTCTTATTTTTAATCTAAATGCTTATCAGACTGCTTCTTTTAAAATCTATAGAGACATCAATGGTAAGAAATATGAACATTATGACGATTTTCAAGAAGATCGTTTGATTATGGTACAGGGTATTGGCTGGTATAAAATTCATGTGGAGACTAATATTGAGAACACTGGTATTTCAAAAAATATTACAGCAAATTCATTAGAGTGTACATTGTGTAACAAGAGACTCATTGATTTTGAATGTAATACAGGCGAGATATTGTATAACGATTATGTAAAGACCATCTTCTACGATCCTGCAAACCCAAAAGGAAGTCTGTTGAATCGAGTATTAAATGTTGCTCCAAGTTGGTCAGTTGGTCATGTAGATGCTACTCTTGCTAACAAACAGAGAAGTTTTGACGAGGACGATGTGGATGTATATTCATTCTTGACTGGTGATGTATCAGAAGCATTTAATTGCTTGTTTATTTTTGATACATTCAATATGACTATAAATGCATATGACTTAGACAATTATGGTGATGATACTAATATATACGTTTCTATGGATAATATTGCGCAGTCTATGACAGAAAGCATTGATGAAAATAGCATTATTACATGCTATCGTGTAAATGGTGGTGATGGAATTTATATCAATGAAGTCAACCCAAATAGCACAAATAAAATTTACAATTTTGAGTATTATCTACCAGAAATGGAAGAATCTATTCAGAATAAGGTGAAAGCATATAATGAGAAATATCAGTCTTTAAAACCACAGTACGAAGAAATTATGAAACGTCTTGGTGATCAGATTGGCGTAATCCAGGATCTCGAAACGCGATTACCTGATAGTTTGGATTCTAAGGATTGGACGAAATATGGATTAGAGTTTTTGGATTCTAAGGTTAAATCGTTCAAGAATATAGATGAAGTTTATTGTGCACAAGGCATGAATAAACCAGATTCTTTTAACTATAATTTGTATCAGCAAAATCTTGAGGATTTGAACAATGTTACTGCCGAATACAATAAAAGAAAGTCTGAGGTTGATTCTGCTACAGAAGTTTATAATTTTATTATCGCAGAAAGAAATGCTGTTCAATCTCAGTTGGATATGGATAAATGGTTTACTAAGGATGAATGGAAAACACTTGATTCTTATGTTGTAGAGGAAACATATAGTAATGATAACTATATCACCACAGATAATACAACAGACACAGAAAGATTTGATATTGAGCGACAGTTATTTGATGTTGCATGGAAAGATTTATCTAAAAAATGTAGACCACAATATCAATACTCTTCTACTCTTTCTAATGTTCTTACTATTCCACAATTCAAAGGATTCTTGAAATATTTCCAACTTGGCAATTTTATAAGAATGGCTACTGATTACGACACCGTTATTAAACTGAGATTGATTAGTTTTACTGTTGATTATAATGACACAAGTAAGATTGATGTAACTTTCTCTGATGCTATTCGTGTACATGATATTTATGAAGATGCATCTAGCATTCAAGCGCAAGCTAATTCGGCTGCTATGAGCTTTCAGTTTAACAAAGACCAATACGATAAGTCTGTAAATCAGAGTAACTTTGTTGAGGAAATGCGGAAATATGGATTAGATGTTGCAAATATTCCTGTAAAAAATCAACATCAATCATGGGACGAAACTGGAATGTGGTTCAGGCAATGGAATGAACAGAAGAATGACTTCGATCCCGAACAGATTAAGATTATTAACAACCAAATTGTATTTTCCGATGATGGTTTCAAGAGTGCAAAAATGGCTATCGGTAAGATACCCATTGATAAAAATGGTAATACTGTTTATGCCGTAAATGCCGAAGCGATTTTAGGAAAATTATTTTTGGGAGAATATCTTACGCTACAAAATAATTCAGGTACTTATAAATTTGATGATGATGGTTTTATTGCTAAAGGTGGTAATAACTCTGTACGAATTCAACCGAATCAAAGTGGAGAATTATTTTCTATTTACAAAGGAAATAACAAACAGTTTTACGTTGACTCAGATGGTAATGTGCATTTTACAGGCGATTTGACTGGTTCTTCTGGCATTTTCAGCGGTCAGTTAAAAGGTGGTTCTATTAATCTTGGTAATGGGACATTTATGGTTGATAAGAATGGAAATGTTTTTGCAAACAATGGAACGTTTGGTGGAAACTGTACATTTAAAGGGACATTGGATGGAGCAGATGGAAGTTTTAGTGGTAAAGTAAATGCATCTTCTGGGACAATAGGAGGTTGGAATATTGGAGAAACATCTTTGTATAGTGGTTATATAAATACTTCTATTGGTTATATGAACGCAGTATTATCTCCTGGTGGGTTATCGTTCGATTTATTAGGTCAAAATAATACTATGATTATAAATGCATTAAATATTGGTTGGGATTCTAATGATTTGTGTTCATTAATAAAAAGAGATTCTATAACAACACAGGAGCTATCGTTGAAGCAATTAAATTTTATTATGTTATCCAACCCAAAAATTACATGTCCTAGTGGATATCTTACATTCGATACCACAAATAATGTACATTTTAAAAATACGCCTTATATTGATAATTATAGTTCTTACCTTGCTAGAGAAGAATGGTGTAATGATAAATTTGCATTAAAAACAAATTTATCTGGATACACAACAAATTCTCATCTTGAGGACAGATTAGATGATGTAAAATCATGGGTAAGAAATAATTATGCAACAAAATCATGGTGTAACAGTACATTTAAAAAGAAGTAAAGAAAGGGCTTAATATGGAACAAAAACAGAATAATACACAAACACTGGAAGTTGTTTCTTATCCAAAAGATAAGATTCAGCTTCTTTTTAATATACTGAACTCTATGAGTTTTATAGGGATTCAGCAAGCACAGGGAATCGCACAGATTAGTGTAATTCTTAACAACCCAATTGTAGAGGATAAAACAGAAAATGTAACAAAGGAGTCACAAAATAATGAGGTAAAGTAAATGTCATGTGAAGTATTTAACAATTCAGACTTTGGTATGATTGGTGGATGTCGGCAGACATTTAGTGTAGATTTATATGATATTCTTGATGAAGAATATCATATTGCTGCATCTTCATGTGAATGGCGTTTGGCTAAATATGGAGAAACAGAAGTCTTAGCAACCGAATCAACTGTCAAAGGTACAATAAATATTACAGATAACATAATTCAAATAACAATTCCCTCTTCTGATACACAGAACTTATTTGGTAAATTTACACATCAGTTGGTTATTACAGATAAGTTTGGAAATCAATTCGTAGCCGACCTCGGCAAAATTTCAATCAAACCCATGATCAAGTAAATAAGGAGGATTCGTAATGATTAATACATACGAAAAAAATCAAATTCTTAATAATATTTTTCGCAATGGAGAAAAGACAATTTATATTGGTGTAAGTAAAACTGCTCCAAGTGAAGACGGAACTAATTGTACTGAGCCTACGGTTTCTAGTTATAAGCGTTTTGCTGCAAAATGTGATGCAACTAATTGGAACGAATCTGTTCAAGGTTCGACTACAAATTCTGTAGTATTTCGTTTTGATGAAGCACAGGAGTCATGGACAACTGCAGCGTCACCTGTAACTCATTGGGTAATTTTTGATGCCGCCACTGGTGGAAATATGATGTTCTATGGAGAGCTTATGAGAGCACAGGAAATTCCTGCTGGTGCAATTCTTGAAATCCCAGCAGAAGGACTAACGACTACTGTACTGAACGCATAAAAGAAAACGAGGTGAAGTATGCGAATAAACTATCACATTTTATCATCCAAGATTTCGGATAGACAAACATTTCGTGAGTATATTCATGGTGCTTCACGATATACTCAGCTTGTTAATACGAGTTTTATTAAAATTAAAAACTCTATTAAAACAGCATTAAAAGCAATATTAAAGCCACGCATAAACAACGTGGCTTTTAGTAATTCAAAATTTCTAACAAGAGTCTTGTTTTTGTTCCATGCAAAATCAAGAAATGAGATTAAGTTTGATGATGATTCAACATTTTTAATTCGTGAAAATGTCAAAAGTAAAGAAGAAAACACAATAAAGATAGAGAATAAAAATACATCCTATTTCATAGTTTCTAAAATAATTAAATTCAAAAACAATTCTGATATTGTTGTACAGGGCAACAATTCTTCCCTTTTATTAAGCGAAAAACTGAAAATTGATAATAATAATAATATTCAGGTTAAGAACAACGAAGTTCATATGCAGATAGGCGTTTTTAATAAATCAAATGAAGATAATAAAATCAATTTTACAAATGGGAAGGTCAATATGTCTGCTGGTTATTTGATACGATTAAAAATGATGAGTGGATCATTAAATAGTTATTATAATCAAACAATCTCAGAAACAGGCAGAAAGAAAATAATTTAAAAGGAGGAAATATATGTCAGAGATATTAAGTAACACTGGCGTTAAGTTGTGGGCTGAAACAGATTACAGCGAATTATGGTTGACTGTATTTGATCAACTTACAGGTCAAGGTGGTAAAAGCAATATTCGACTGATTGATGAGGCTATTGGCAAAATTAACGCCGCTCTTGACGGTTACAAATTTGAATTTTCCTCTGATGAGGATAGACTGTATATCTCTAAAGGAGATTCAAAGTTACCAGTTTCGTTAATTGATTCAAACGGTCACGTTGCATCAAAAGTTGACGGTACTACCATTACTATTGACGAAAGCGGTGTTGTAAAAGGAATTCCTGTAGATGATGCTTTATCAGAAGAATCAACAAATCCTTTACAGAATAAAGTGATTGCTGGCGAATTAAAAAGCATTAAATCTAAGATTGGAACAGATGAATCTGCAATAAAACAGAATACATCGAATATTACGAGCAATACGAAAAGAATTGAAGCTAATGAAACGGCGATTTCAACGCTTAATGGAACGGGAAATGGTTCGGTAAAAAAAGCAGTTTCGGATGGAATTGCAAAGGTTGTAGCTGATGCACCTGAAGATTTTGATACATTAAAGGAAATGTCTGATTGGATTTCTACACATGAAACAAGTGCGTCTGCCATGAATAGTGCCATTAAGGATAATAAGAGTGCTATTACAGCATTACAGATTGGTAAAGCGGATAAGACGGAAATTCCAATAGTTCCAACAAATGTATCTGAGTTTACAAATGATGCAGGATATCTTACTGAACATCAAGATATCTCTAATCTTGTTGTAAAGGAAGAAGGTAAGGGATTATCTTCTAATGATTATACAAGCGAAGAAAAGACTAAGCTTGGTGGTGTTGGAACTTCGCAGGGAAGAAATATTATACCATATCCGTATTCTCAAACCACTAAAACTGTATATGGAGTAACATTTACAGATAATAAAGATGGTTCTATCGGTATTTCTGGAACGCAAGATGGCAGTACATCAAGACCTTATATGGGTGTTGGTATATGGTGGGGTACAGATAAAAAAGAGGGCAACATTAAAATTGATGCCAATACTTATTTTACTATTTCTGCTAATTGTAGCTCTGACAATGCAGGGATTCGCTATTACGTTTATGATGAAAGTGGTTCAAAATTAGCTGATAATATAGTTTATGGTACAGCGACAAAAACATTAAAATTTGATGTTGATACTTGGGTTGCTTTATGTATTGAAACTGCCGCTAATAGCAAAACTTATGATTGTATATGCAAACCTCAATTAGAGTTAGGTACTATTGCTCATGCTTATGAACCATCAATAGAGAGCAATGTAAATCTGAAAAAAGAAATTGACAAAACTTCGACTTTGCAAGGACAGAATCTAATACCTTATCCATATGACGGAACCGAAGGGAATACTAACGGTATCACTTGGACTGTAAACGATGACGGGTCTGTAACTGCTAATGGCACGGCTAGTAAAGAGGCACCGTATTCATTGATATATCCATATAATTTATCTACCATGAAATCGCTTCAGTTAGGAAATACCTATATTATTAGCGATGGGCTCACTGATGAACAGCATACAAACGTTGGCTATATGCAGCTTGTTCGTTATGATAAAAACAATCCTACCAATTGGAAGTACGGAGTTTCTTCAATGAAAGGAACTGAAATATATACAGCAAATGATGAGAATACTCTCCAGTATGGAATAAGGTTGATTATTCGAAACGGCGCAACTGCTAATAATATTACATTTAAGCCAATGCTTGAAGTAGGTACGATGTCGCATGAATATCAACCTACTACGATTAGCAATACTTCTTTAAATGAAAGATTATCAGATCAGCAAGGGCAGAATTTAATACCTTATCCATATTATAGACCGGATAGTTATACGAATAACGGTATCACTTGGACAGTAAACGAAGATGGGTCTGTAACTGCTAACGGTACAGCTACGGCTACCGCGCACTATACTGTTTTTATAGGCAAGTTAGGATTAGAAATTGGAAAAAATTACGTGTTGACGATAACTACAGTCAAAGGACAAGCGTCTTTATATTTAGCCAATAAAAACAAACAAAATATAAATACGGACATTGCTGCTTGCCGTACTGTTAATAATTCAACATTAAGTGTTATTTTTAAGTATTCGCAAACCGATGACTTTGATCGTGATGAACTTGGTTTATATATTGTAGCTGGTATTACTTTAACTAACTGTATTATAAAAATCCAGTTAGAACGTGGCACTATAAGACACGAATACCAGCCTACAACTCTTAGTAACCCTACGCTGAAAAAGGAGATCGGAAGCGCACTGCAACCGGAAAGTATCGTAAATAACCAGACAACGACTGTGGCGGGATTTGCACTGGACGCAAGGCAGGCGAACCCGAATATTAATGGATCGCTCGCAAAGCAGATAAGTGATTTAAACGGCAGTTTAACTTTTGAGAACTCTCCAATGGTTTCAAAAAAATACAATCTTGCAAAAAACGGAAGCATTACTATTCCATGCTTGAATTGCATTATTTTTTTCGTTGGGCATTTAACAAGCCATTTTTTAATAGCGACAACCGTTGGCTATCAGTCAGACAGTATTAGAAGCAGAGTCTCGTTCGTTAATGGAAACGAGCAAATAGGAGTGACTATTGCTTATTCGAAAGAAGATACACTGGAGGCCTATTCCGGGAAGTTTACTATCAGTAATACGAGAGATTCGATGGATGTTATTGTCATAGGTATTAAAAATTACAGCAAAGTGTAAAGTTAATTATTTGTTGTTAGATTAGTATTTTTAATTATTTTTTCTCCGTCAGAAACGTCTGGAACAATAAGATATTTTACAATAGATGCCTCAGATATATTTGATGTATTTTTGTAGAATGGAATATTTATAAGCACTATTGTAGTATTATTAATGCTATTAGCATAAAAATCGAAGTAAATAATATTTCCGCTGCGTACTATTCTAAACTTTTTAATTTGTTTAAGAGTATTGTACCTTTGAATTATATGGGGATTGTCTTCATATTCTTCAATAATATCAAAGTTGCAATTGCCGCCTAATCCATTATTAAAAACTTGACTAATTGTGACATTAAAATGGTTATAAGCTGCTCCTTGTGCCCCTGTTTCCGAAAAATAAGTAATTTTAAAAAATCTAAACCATCCACCTACCTCACCAATACCTTTTTCATAGTAGAAATTTTTAGTAATGCCATCCTGATTAATGATTTGAAATTTACTATTTAAACTGCCGTTTAAGAAAATATATCGAACAAATATTCGAACGCAACTTATTAACCATTTTTTATCATAGAAAGGAAAAAATAATATGGATAAAATTATTTTAAAAGATCAGACCAGCTTTGAAATTGCCGATGGTGCAAGCCTTGGAAACATCCAGATCCAGTCCAAAAATTTTGACGGGATTAAAACGATCACGGACACTTTTGCAGAGAACAACATTGCGGAAGTGACCTTTAAACACAATGATGAGGTATCTGGAAAATACACCGATCTGAAGTGTGATGGGTTTACATACGCACCGAATACGGACGAGGCCGGCAAGGAAGATGGAACCTACACGGTTACTATCAGGCTGCGAACCAAAAATGAAATCGAAAAACGTCTGGATTCATTGGAAAAAGGTCACATTGCAAACGCTACTGCTATTGATTCAATCATCACAGATATTATTCCAGGTATGGAAGATACTGAAGGTGCTGAATAAATATATTTCAAAGGAGGATTTTAATATGGAAACATTTATGGCAACAAGAATTGAAGAAGCAAGAGGAACTAGTCTTGAAAAGGGACAGGCAAAGTACAGAGCATATTTCGTAAGAAAGAGTGCCGCAAAACTGTATGGACGTTATCAGGATACTGTAAATAGTATCTTGGAACTTGATGGATTCTCAGATTGTATTGTATCTGAATAATCTTATCTACAACTGAATATTGAATAACCGAACCTCCGTTCTAAAATCAATTCCATTTATTTCCAAATGGAGAATATATATGTAGAACATATAAATTTTGATTTAGGATGGAGGTATTTTTTTACGTTATGGAAGAGAAATTTAGATTAGAATTATTATCAATGATTGACAGATTTGCAGATGATAATACTGTAATGATGATAGATGGATGTGTTTGTAGATTATTAAGAAAATATGATATAAATGAGAAACATACAGAATTGTGTGTACTTGAAAATGAGAATGAGAAAATTCTTAATACATATAGAGCTTCTTTGCGTCTTGAAGGTCGTTCACCCAGTACAATTTATCAGTATATGGATTCGATTAAGCACACGTTAGATGGGCACTCTCATTGTATCAGCAAAGAGTTTCAAATACTACTGCTAATAATAGGAGAAAAAACCTTTCTGCGTTCTTTAGATGGTTGACTCTTGAAGAAATTATTCCAAAGAATCCTATGTTGAAAATCCATGAGATTAAGTCTCGATATGTCACAAAGAAACCATTCTCTGATGAAGATGTAGAAAAGCTTTTAGATAACTGCGATACAATTAAAAATCGTGCGTTATTAGAATTTATGTTTTCTACTGGATGTCGAGTTTCTGAAGTACAGAATGTTAACCGTGAGGACATTGATTTTAAATCGGGCGAATGTACTGTCGTTGGAAAAGGCAACAAAGAAAGGACGGTTTATATATCTGAACGCTCTATGTATTATATCAAAGAATATATTATGACTAGAAAAGACAATCTTGAACCATTATTTTTAAATGATCATGGGACACGATTATCCAAGGAAAGCATTAGACAAAGATTACATAAAATTGGAGATGTGGCAAACGTGACAAATGTTCATCCGCACAGATGCAGACGTACAATGGCAACAGAATTAGCTCGTAAAGGTATGCCAATTCAGTATGTTCAACAAATTCTTGGTCATGCTAAGTTGGATACTACAATGATTTATTGTATTTGTGATAAGAAAAATGTTAGAAATGAATTTAATAAGGTTATGTAAGTGGCGTATATGAATGTGCAAATACACGCCAAACAAGAAAGGAATACGCACAAAATTAAACAATTTTTGCGCATTGATAGTATGTATTGACTTGAATTGTATTATACAAAGAACTTTTGTTCGACAATGTTGTTTTAAACGGCAGTTTAAATACTGTATTTTATGCGATTAAAGAAACAAAAGATGCGAACAACGCTGACCCTGGAATTGCACGTATGCCACCGAACAGCAATTATGATACTTCTACCAATAATCCGTTTCCAAATTTCCACACGATACTTTTAACAATTCCATTTGTTGAGCTAGGTGGTGGCTATGTGGTTCAAATAGGTGTATCTATAGCTTCACAGTACAATGGAAAATTAGCTGTTCGTGTCAAAGATGCTGGAAATTGGCAGGTTTGGAATATTATTTCTTAATAATATTGATTTTAAATACATCTAAAATCGATGATTAAACTCGAATTATTTTTTACTGTGACATTCCTTGTATTATGGTCATACAATATTGAGATCTCGTCGTTACCAAAATCATTTTTTACGATTGTATTATGAAAATCATATACCGTACTCATTACTGAAATGTATGCTAAACCAGCAGAATTAAGAAAAAGTAGATAACTAGTGTTATCAGTAATATTGAAAGAGACTTCGGTTCCAGGGGTCAACCAACCACCTCTTTTAATATTATTTAAACTGCCGTTTAAAGAAGATTATCGAATATATGTTCGTATATTTATAGAAATCTGTAGACATACGAATATGTATTCTGTTATAATGTCATAATATAGCAGAGGTGATAATATGAAACAAGGTGATACTGCATGGATTATAGAAAACAATAGAACTGTTCGGGAATGTAAAATAGTTCGTATTAATGGGAATTTGGTGATTATACGTTTCACTGATGGGTGTGGTACTCAATTGCCTTTAAAACGTTTGTATGAGACTCAGGAAGATGCCTATGAAGAATTAAGCTACAATGATACGCTCTCACGGATTCAAGTTGAATATGACACAGAGAATAGACGAAAATGGAACGGACAGATGTTGTAATATGATGTAATAATAATTTAGGGACAAATAGATGAATTTCTATTTGTCCCTATTTTTTACGATTTTGCAAAAGTTCTTTGCGATTGAATTGTTATATTATTTTGTCTCCATTTGATTCTTAGTAATCTCCATTTTGTCTCCATTGATATATAAAACTATATCAATTTATACGAAAATATATCAACTTATCTTGGTTTCTCATTTTTTAAAATTATTGTCATACCCTTTAAATACCG